ATGGTCGCGGACGCTGGTGACGAATATCTGACCGTTGAGAATCTCGCTTCGTACACCTCTCTGACCCGCGATTTCTGGAACAAGTTGCGGTGTGAAGGAGGCGGCCCCCGCTACGTGAAAATCTCTGCGCGCGTAGTTCGGTATCGGCGTAGCGATGTCGATGCTTGGATGGCCGAACGGACACGCCTATCGACCTTCCAGGAGGCGCCCCAGTGACCGCGCGGGCTTCACCAAAAGAAATGGCCCCCGCCGGCAAGCAAGGGGCCATCTCCATCATGATTTTCGATAACGCCCGATCGTACCTCAGCCGAATCACCATCGCAAGCGCGGAGGTGGGCCGTGGGTGAAGTGATCGCATTTCCCGGAAGGCCTCTCCGCGGCTGGCTCGTGTTCCCGGATGGAGAATTGTGGGGCGCCCGGAAGATTGGCTTTGGCGGTGAAGCAGAAGCGTACCCACCATCCGAAGCGCTTGTCACGTTCGGCTGCATCATGTCGATCATTCGCGAGCATGACGTGCGCATGGGCTTGCCGATAATCGTCAATCCGTTGGCGACGGCCCTCGGAGGCGCGGCATGACTTCTCGTGTCATCGAGGTCGCCCCGCTGCCCAATCGCGACGGGTTCAGCGTGATAGTCCAGCCTCCGATACCGGACGAGCCCCTCGACGCCGAGCTTCCGGACTATGACAGAGCACGCGCCTGGGCAGATGGTCTTCGCCGCACGCGCGGCTCGCGGATCATCGACAGATCAGGGGAAGCGATATGAGCTTCGACGCGCTCGCTTGGGCTAGCAAGCAGCAGCCCGGAAAAATGGCAGCGAAGATGGTTTTGCTGTGCCTGGCCAATTACGCCAACGAAGATGGCGAAGCCTATCCCTCAACGGCTGCGATCGCAGCCTTCGGCGACATGAACCATAAGACCGCTACCACAGCCCTTGATCGGCTGGAGGAGATTCAACTGATCTCTGACACCGGCCGCCGACAGGGTAAGTCGGGCCAGATCAAGGTATATCGACTGCACCTTGAAAGGGGGCCGGAAAAGGTAGCCTCCCTAAAAAGGAAGCCGCCCGTTTCTTCTACTCAAGCCGACCTAAAACGGGAGGTTGAAGCCTCCCGAAAACGGGTGACGGATACAGTCAAGGAACCAATCAAGGATACCCTTCCTCAGAGAGCCGCGATTTCTTCAGAAAAGATCGGCGCGCGCGGCACTCGACTTCCCGACGGCTGGTGCCCTGGTCCATTGCCGGGATCTGTGGCCCAGCTGGTCGCGCAATGGCCAGCGAAACGTGAGGAACGTGAGCTTGATAGCTTTCGTGATTTCTGGCGGTCGGCAGCTCGCAATGCGACAAAGCTCGACTGGGATAGAACGTGGCACAACAGGATTCGGGATGTGCATGACCGCGTATTGCGCACAACCAGCGCGGCTACCGCACCGCAGGAATACAGCAACCCACTGGTGAGGGCCGCAATGCGCTTTGAGGCCGAGCATCTGGCTCGCGAACTTCATGATCACCAATTCCACGCAGGAAAAAGCGGATGAACGCCCATATCGCGATCGCTGATCAGTCGGGCAACGTGCTTGCCCGTGAGGCGCATCGATTGTTGCCACCTAAGTTAAGCAAGCTGCTCGACGAAAGTGCCGCATTCAATGATCTGCCGGTGATAGGGCCGATTAGCGCACAGAAACTGCGAGATTACGTCCTCGCGTGCCAAGCCACAGCCGCCACTCCCCTGCAAATCAATCGAATGATTGCGCACGTGGCCAACATGATGCCGTGTCCTCGCGGGATGACGGACGAAGAAGCTGCCGAGCGGATGACGATGATGCGCCATGCTCTTCGCAGCTTAGCAGCGACCGATCTCAAAGCCGTGTTCGATGCGATCCTGCGCACCTGTCGCTTTTTCCCGACCGTCGCCGAAATTGAGCAGATCAGCGCTCCAATTCGCGCCAGACGCATGGCCCGCGCCAACCGCGCAGAGATGCTGGTGATGAAGCACGATAGAGAATGGCAACAGCCGCTCCGTGATACCGGAGATGGAAATGACTGACCTTACCCCGTTCAAATTCGAGAGCCGCCCCGTGCGGATCACTGATCGAGATGGCCAGCCTTGGTTCGCGCTGGCAGACGTTTGTGCGGTCCTCGAGCTTCAGAACGTAGGCAACGCAGCCGCTCGGCTCGATGACGACGAGCGCGATAGCATCCGCAATCCGGATGTTAATCGCGGTCGCGGCAACCCCGACCTGCTCGTCGTCAATGAAAGCGGGCTGTTCAAGCTCATGTTGAGGAGCAGGAAACCAGCCGCGAAACGCTTTACCAAGTGGGTGACGTCGGAAGTGCTGCCATCGATCCGGCGCTCCGGACATTACGGCGCTGCAGCCGCGCCGCTTAACCTGAGTGACCCGGCTGTCCTACAGCGCCTGTTGCTCGAACATACTGGCAGAGCACTGGCACTTGAAAATCGCAACAACGAGTTGGCCACCCAAGCGGCGGCGCTCGCGCAGTTGACCCATGCAGAGGGCGCGCTATCCATTACCGATGCGGCGAAAGCTCTTAATACCGGCCCGCGCGCGCTGTTCGGCTGGATGGAGCAACGACTGTGGATCTACCGTCGATCGGGCGGTTCGCGGTGGCTGGGCTACCAAGCAAAGATCTCGGCTGGGCTCATCACCCACAAAGTCACGCGGCTGGAGCGGCCGGGCCAGCCGGCGAAGTTCGTAGAACAGGTATTGCTGACGCCCAAAGGCATCGCGAAGATCGCGGAAATGATGGCATCTGAAAAGGCCGATACTTGGAAAGGCGCGGAACCATCATGATGGACGGGCACATCCAAATGAACATCGATGCTGCCGAGTTTCGCGCATGGCTGAAACAGCGCAACGGCGGGCAGGAGCCGGATTGGGACTGGGTGCGCCGGAATTACGTTTCGCTCGCCAAGGCTTATGGGAAAGAGGCTCCCATCTTTTGCTCGCCATCTCCGCCGCCAGCACCTTCAAACGACCGCTATGACGAGCTTCATTGATGGCAAAAAACGATGGGCGTGCCCTCACAGTTGGACCAGTACGCACGCGCGCACGCGCGAGCCGAAAGACGGAGAAAATCCGCCAGGAAATCCTGCAGTTCATCGTCGCCGGCGAAAGCATTCGCAGCATCTGCGATCGTGAAGGGATGCCGTGCAAATCCACCGTCATGAACTGGATTGCCGCCGATCCGGAATTCCGCGCGGGTTATGTCGCCGCCAAAGCGCTATATGCTGAGGTGCTGGCAGAAGAGATTATCGAGATTGCCGACGACGCCAAGTATGACTGGGTGGAGGGCGAGAATGGCAAAGAGCTGGATTATGAGCATGTGCAGCGCTCTCGTCTTCGCGTTGATAGCCGCAAATGGCTCGCTGCCCGACTGTCACCCAAACGGTACGGCGATTCAGCAATGCTGAAAATTGGTGAAGCTGAGGCGGCTCCTTCCGCCGCAAATGGGTTGAGCCAGAACGAAATAGCGGTCCGCTTGGCGGCTCTCGCGCAAAGCGTAAGCAAACAGAAGGGATAAGACATGGCATTTGACATCATCAGCTTCCTGGAACGGTCAACCCAAGAGCAGTGTCGAGAACTGGGGAATTTGCTGCTGGAGTATGCGGAAATTCCTCGCGGGCAGAAGATGCAAGAACAGATGATCTTGATCCGGAGCATGATGCCGCCGGAAGATCAGGATATGGCTGCTGCGATTGAGCGGGGGCGCAATCGCGTGCGCGCCCTTTCAAATGGGATGCGCGCCGATGGCATGGATCATCAGGCGCTCATCGAAGCCGAGTTGAAACGACGTGGCGACACGCGGACGTTTGAGCAGTATCGTGACGATATCGGCGGGGTGCATAGCGATGCGCATTACCGCGACTGACCGCCAAGTTTGCGGCGCAGTGCGGCGAGATGGAGAGCCTTGTCAGAAGATGCCGATGCGCAACGGACGCTGCCATCTACACGGTGGAAAGACGCCCAGCCGCAAAAGGCTCATGTCTGACGTAGTATCCTTACCTTCGCATCCATGAATCCCGCCCGAATGGGTTGCGGTTCACCGCTCGGCTTTGATCGGCAATTTCTTTGCGTCGGCGGCTGGTCTCTTCAGCGGCCGTGACGCCGGATGGCAAGTAGATCGAAACGGGCTGATATTCGTTTTTGCAAGTTGGGCATTGAGCTTTGTTCGCCAACCGCGACTGCACGGTCTGCATCACGCGACCTTCCGCTTTGCATTTCGGGCATACGGGAGCGCCCTTCGGGGTGCCATCTTCATTTGGGAGATAATAGTATCCCCCAGGCCCTTCCACCAGTTCACCTATCTGCTGGATGGCCGCCTTGAGCTCCGATATCTCTTTGTCCTTGCCCGCCAGCACTTCCTGCACCTCCGCCAGCGCCACCCGGCCGTCGGCGAGCGCGACGGTGACATCAGCCAAGCGCTGCTTCAGTGTTGCCTCATCGAGTGATTTCTCGGCAGCCCTGATGGCCTTCACGACCTCGCTCGCCGTCTTGAGCGATGATAACGCCGCGATCAAATCCATTGGTCACCTCCTGCCTTCGATCGGTCGATTCAACCGCTCGATGTCGAACCCTATCGTCGCAGCGACGATCGACAAGGAGGAGTTTCGACCGTGGCAGACAAACCGACTTTCACCGAACAGGATTATATCGCGCAGCGGGATGCGCTGGATCAGCAGATCCGCGTTGCCGAGGATGATCATCACCGTGCCGGCTATCAGCAGGTTCTCGGCGAAACGACCCAGGATGATGTCGACAAGACACTGGTGACGCTGGATGCGCTCAAGAACCGACGTCGCAGTTTGGAGGCTGCATGGCAGGAAGCCCGTCGGCGTGCGGCAGGCGATGCGCTTAGCCGTTCCCAGGCTGCACAGGCTGCCCGCATTACCGAAATTGACCGGCAACTTGTCAACCGGCTGGCAATCGCCGCCAAGATTCAGGATGCCGCCAAGCTGCTCGCACGGCTTGTCGTCGATTATGACGCGGCTGGCTCGACAATCAAAGAGAATGCCAAGCAGCTATATTCGATGGCATCTGTAACGCCAGGCGACAAGGCGCGGCACTCGCACGCTGTGTCAGCCTTGCAGGAGGATCTCTTCGACGGCCGCGATATGGCGTTACTGTCCGGTCTGCTCGCGAAAGAAGGCGTCACCTTCTCCACTGTTCCCAGCGCCAACGCGCGTACAGAGTATGAACGGGTTGGCGGGCTCACCTCGTTTGTCGCAAAGGTCAATGCGAAGATACGAGCGCGTGCCGCTTCCCTTTGCCCCCAGGGGGAGAAACTTTCATGAGCCAGCAACGCGCCCTCGTTCGCGTTCAGCTACCCCAACCTGACGATCGCATCGCCGAAATCGGCGAGACCGTCGAGCGAGAGGGGTTGGACTGGAAGTTCGAGCCGGTCGATCCTGCAGAATGGGCGGTTTGGAACGCTAACCATCGCAACGATGAACGTGTTGCCAATGAGTGCCGGCGGACTGGCCAGTTGCCGGATGTGCCGCCACCGGCTGGGGTCTACACGCCACCGGAGGCGATCCGTCGTCCAACCAGTGGATGGACGCCTGATATGAAGTGGACCCGCTGACCGTGTGCGCCCCAGTCGCAACCCTCGCGCTCATCGGAACGGCGATCTCTGCGGCTGGGACCGGCTTTGCCGCCCTGCAGTCCAGCGCACAGTCCCGATACCAAGCCCAAGTTTCGGACCAGAACGCCCGCCTGTCTGCCGAGGCCGCCCGCACCCAGCAGGACGCCACGCGCCAGGAATTGCAGACACACTGGCGACGACAGGCGCAGCTTCAGGGGCAGCAGCGTGTCGCGATGGCGGCCGGCGGGCTCGACTTGGGCTTTGGCAACGCGGCGGACCTTTCGGCCGATACGGCGATGCTCGGCCGTGAGGATGCCCAGCGGATTATCGACCAAGGCGCCAATGCCGTGAAGGGCTTTGACATCGAATCCGCCAATTACCGTGCGCAGGCGCAGGCATCCCGACAGTCAGCGTCCGGCGCACTGGTGGATGGCGCGTTCGGTGTAGCAACAACCGCGCTCAGCGGTGCGCAACAGTACGGCACTTTGAAGGCTCAGTTCGGGAGCGTCGGCCGCAACGCATATGGCATTAAAGCCGGGAGCATCTACTAATGCCGCGCATCCCCCAATACGGAGCCCCTACCGTAGGCCCAATCGCCCCGGTACAGGCGCGCTTCCGCCCGGCCGACAATAACGGCGGCTTGTTCGGCGCCGTCGCGACTGGGCTCATGAAAACCGGCGCAGCGATCGGCGACTATGCTCAGGTGCGCGCACGCATCGTCGCCGAGGAAGAGGAAACCAGCGCCAAGGAGGCCGATAACCAGTTTGCATCCTTCATCCAGAGCGCCATGGATGATCCTGAAACCGGCCTCCGCAACAAGCATGGCAAGGATGCCAAAGATGCGTTTGAGCCGACAATGAAAGAGATCGAGCGAAGACGATCCGAACTGCGCGGCACCCTCAGCACACCGATCGCGCAGCGTGCCTTCGATAGCGTCGCCGACCAGCGTATGCTGTCAGCCCAGTCTCTCGTATCACGCCATGTCGCACAGGAATTCGATAGTTGGCAGGACGATACGCAGGCTGCACGCATCGCCCTATCGGTGTCGGACGCTGGTACCGCGTATGACGATCCAGCCGTCGCCGACAAGCATATCGCCACCGCCTTGGGCGAGGTCCGCAAGATGGGCGAGCGCAAGGGATGGTCGCCGGAGATGGTGGCAATCGAGAGCCTTAAGACCGAATCGGCTGCCCGACGGCTGGCCGGCAATCGCCTCTCGGACGTCGCCCCTGATTTGGGTGAGCAATATCTGAAGGTCTACGGCGCGCGGATGGAGCCAGGTGATGTTGATGCCGTGCAGGATCAGATCCGCACCCGCCGGAGCGCTGAAGCGGCCGAGCTGCGCCGAATGCAGGCGCAGGCGCGGCAGGAACAGCGGGAAGAGGCTGCCCTTGTTTCCGAGCAGGCCCGCGATGTGCTCGACATGATCGACAATGGCCATGAGGTCGACGCCACCTCGCTGGGCAAGCTCGCCTCTCGTCTCGATCAGCTCGACAAGCCGGTCTTGGCATTGCGTCTGCGTTCGGCTGGTGAGGTCCAGACATTTACCAGCGAGGCCCGCCAGTGGCGGCCGGACCAATTGCAGGGCTGGCTCAACCAGCAGCGTGGAGAGAAGGGCCAGCGCACACCGGTGCAGGCTGCCCGCATCGATGCTGGCGAGCAGCTGCTGGGCAAGATGCGCGCCCGGCTGAAATCGGACCCGCTATCATGGGCCGCGGAGGCTGGTGTGGCTCAACTGGCACCGGTGGATTATAGGGACGCCCGCAGTATGCAGGCCCGGATCAAGACGAGCCTAGCTGTATCGGAGCGATATGGAACGCCCCCGACCTTCCTGACTGATGAAGAAGCAACGCTGATGGCGGGGCAGATCGCGAAGGCCAACACTCAGCAAAAAAGCAAGATCGCCGAAAACATCGTCACGGGCTTCGGTCGCTATGGCCGGGATGTGCTGGGCAGCATTTCGGGCGCAGATCCGATCTTCGCCCATGCCGGCGGGCTGGCGGCCACCGTGCCAGGGGGCAAGGATACGGCCGAACGGATTTTCGCAGGGCAGCAGGCGTGGAAAGATAAGGCTGTCGCCATCCCTTCACTCGATGCTTTCCAGGCGGCGCCCGGGCTTGGATCGGCATTAGCATTCACGCCGAAAACGCGGGGCGCGCTCTTCAAATCGGCGCAGGCCATATATGCGAGTGAAGCAGTCGCGGCTGGTCTCGACCCGAAGTTCGTAGATCCCGACACATGGGGTAAGGCCCTCAATCGCGCGGCTGGAGCAACCTACAGACAGGATGGCAGCCGCGTCGGCGGGCTAGGCAGCTATCGTGGAAACAATATCATCCTCCCGCCCGGCGTCGCGCCTGAAGAATTCGGCACCCTCATGGGCAGGATCAATGCCGATGATCTGAAGGCGATCGGTGCGAGGCCGACATATGGCAATGGCAAGCCTGTGAATCTGGAAACGCTGCGCTCCGGCTACCTCTTTGATGCCGGCAGCGGCCGCTACTCCGTGGCGCTCGACAAGCGCGGGACGCAATTTCTGCGCGGTCCAAAGGGGCAATTCATTCTTGATATGAATGCCCTCGTCCCACGCCTTCGCGGCCGGGCGCCACAGGGTGTACTTGAACAAGTCGGTGATTGGCTGGGGTTCTGAGATGCCGCAGGATTATTTCTTCGGGGAGGATGGCGAGACAGGCCAAGCTCCAGCCGATTTCGCCACCGGTCCCGCCACCGGTTTCCTCGACAACTTTCGAGAGGCATATCGATCCACCAGCATGGCTGGACGCACCGACAGCCGGGATCTCACATTGGCCGATGCCTACGAGCCGGTTATCGAAAGTCTCAATCAGGGCTTTCGCAAAGCTGGCGGCTGGACGCTGGTTTCCCCCGATCGCGACCGGATGTTCACCAACCCCTATCGCGGGGAGAGCAACAGTCCATGGGTCGTAGGGGACAGGGGCATCCCGGCACAGGAGCAACGGATCTGGGACGAGATCGGGCGCCGTCGCCGTTCCGACCCGAAGTTTCTCGCCGAGCTGGGTGCGGATCGTGCAGCTTTCATCCAGCAAATCAATGCGCGGGCGAAAGCGCAGCTGGAGCGAGAGGGCGACGTCGGCGACCGTGCCACGACAATGGGGACGATCGGCGGGTTCGCCGGCGCATTGTCTGGAGGCTTCTCCGACCCGGTCAACCTTGCGACGCTAGTGCTTGGCGGCGGGCCTTCGCGCTCAATCCTGAATACCGCCCTTCGCGAGGCGGGGATAAATGCCGCGACTGAAGCCGTGACGCTTCCCATCATAGCGCAGCGTCGGGAAGAGATCAGCGTACCCATGACCGCGAAGGAGGCCGCCATTTCGGTGACTGCCGCCGGCGTATTGGGCGGTGTGGTCGGGGGCAGCGTGGAAGGATTCCGGCGCCTTGGTAAGGAATTCCAGCCCGGCCGGGTACGCACCCTGTCCGATGAGGAGTTGCTGGCCGCCACCAAGGACATGCCCGATCCAGAAATTCAGGCTGCTCGTGACGTCGTCGCCGAAAATCTGGAGATCGATCGCCTCAACCCATTCGAAGATACGCCATCCGGGCAGGTCCGCCATCGTGAAGCGCTTGAGGCTGCCACGGCTCAAGCCCTTGATGACGGATTTACCGGCCGCGAGCCGCTCCCGCCTGTTACTCCTTCGGTGCAGGAGCGGCTCGCCACATTCTCAGAACCAGCCGGTCCCGGCCAGGCTGACCAAATCGCAGCTTTGACCCACGACATCCGCGCAGCGATGGCAGCGCCGCCGCCCGGGCTTCCAGCCGCCGCCGCTCCGCAGGCTGGCGCCGCGCCGGCGCAAGCGATCCCCCGCGACCGGCTCATCAACGCCGTGATAGGGCAGGAATCCCGTGGCAATCCCAACGCGGTCAGTCCCAAAGGCGCGCGCGGCCGGATGCAGGTCATGCCGGGCACAAATGCTGATCCCGGTTTCGGCGTCCGGCCAGCGGCCGATAGCAGCGAGGCAGAGCGTGCGCGCGTCGGCCGTGATTATCTCGACGCCATGATGACGCGCTATGACGGCAATGTCTCGATGGCACTCGCGGCCTACAACGCCGGACCAGGCCGCGTGGACCAGTGGATCAAAAAGATCGGCGACCCCCGCACGGGCGCTATTACCGATGCCGAATGGGCGCGGCGCATCCCGATCAAGGAAACTCGCGAATATGTGCCGAGCGTGCTGGAGCGCGCTGGCGTCGTGGCGGACGACATGCCGGCGATCGCCATCGAGGAAGCTGTGACCGACGGCCAGGCCGTGCCGGTCATGCGCCCGCTCCAGGAACTGTTCGCCGAGCATGACGCGGACGACGCATTTATTTCAGCCGTGGAAGCCTGCCTGCTATGAGCCTCGACAAATGCCTATCCACCCTCGCGGCAACCGGCGCGATCGATCCCGGCCGTGAAGAGCAGGCCCGCAAGATCTTCGAGGAGATCCGGGCCGCCATCGGCGACGAGCTGGGCGCCGACGAGGCAGCGGCTCAGGCCACGCATCGGGCGCTGGAGCGCATGAAGCGGGAGGCAGCGGAAAAGCGGAGGCAGACCCTCCTTCAGGCATCCCGCCAGCGTGAGATCATGGGCAATCTCCGTGGCTATCGCGACGCCAAGGGCCGGGAGGACTGGGCAGCCGCCGCGACTGCGCATTTCGATCGCGATGAAGCAGCCACCTTTTCCAACATGGAGGCCCGGCGCAAATCGATCCTCGGCCAAGCCCATGGCCGCATGACGGAGGTTCTCGCCACCTTCCGACGCGATCTCCTCGGCCGCGTCCGCAACGACGCTGAGATGGATGATCTGGCGCGCGCCTCGTTCGGGCAGAAGATCGACAATGCCAGCGCGCGCGAGCTGACCACGGCATGGACCGAGACGCATGAATATCTTCGCCAGCGGTTCAACCAGGCTGGGGGCCATATCCCGAAGCGCGCGGATTGGGGCCTGCCCCAGACCCATTACATGGTGGCGGTGCGCAAGGCAGGCTTCGACGAGTGGCGCGCCTTTGTGTTACCGCGGCTGGACCCATCGCGCATGTATGACGATCTGACCGGTCGACCGATGACGCCGGCGCAGGTGGAGCGGACGCTGCGGGAGGTGTTCGACACGATCTCGACGCAGGGATGGAACAGCGTCGAGCCGTCCGGCGTCCCCATCAACGGCAAGCTCGGCAATCGCCGAGCCGATCCGCGCTATCTCGCGTTCAAGGATGCCGACGCCTGGCTGGAGTATCAGGGGCGCTTCTCCAAAGGCACGCCGTTCGACGTGATGCTGGGTTACATCGATGGCATGGCTCGCGACATTGCAGCGCTGGAGGTACTCGGCCCCAACCCGAGCGCTACGATGCGCTGGATGGAGCAAATGATCACGAAGCAGGCGGCCGAAGCGGATGCCAAGACGGGCAAGGGCATGCGCAGTCAGCGAGCTCGATCGGCAGTCAAGCAGATGCGCGATATGTGGTCGCACCTGTCAGGCCGTTCAAATGCTCCAATCAACAGCAACTGGGGTAATGCACTCGCTGGCACTCGATCCATGCTGGTATCTGCGCAGTTGGGAAGCGCGTCCCTAACGGCGGTATCTGACCTTGCCTTTCAGCGCATGGCAGCGAAATTCAGCGGCTTGCCTATCACCGGGGTTCTCCGCAATTACGTCAAACTCTTCCGGCCTACCGTAACCGAAGATCAGAAACTGGCGGTGCGGCTGGGCCTGATCGCAGAAAACTGGTCGACGATCGCGTCGGCCCAGCAGCGCTACACCGATGAAGTGGCGGGCCCGGAGATCGCGCGACGGCTGTCCGACTTCACGATGCGGGCATCAATGCTTTCACCTTGGACGCAGGCAGGTCGATGGGCGTTCGGCATGGAGTTCATGGGCTTCATGGCTGATAACCGCGGGAATGGCTTCTCGGCATTGCCCCTGCCGCTTCGGAACACGCTGGGACGCTATGGCATTAGCGCAGAAGAATGGGACATCGTCCGCAAGACTCCCGTCTATTCTCACCAGCGAGCGACATTCCTGCGGCCCGACGACTTGGCCGGCCGCCGTGACATTCCGGAAGGCATAGCGAACGATCTCGCGACACGCCTGCTCGAAATGGTGCAAACCGAGACCGAGTTTGCCGTCCCCAGCGCAAGCGTGCGCGGCAAGGCACTGCTCTTTTCCGACGCGCCGCCCGGCACGTTCGTTGGCGAGTTGGTCCGTTCCGTTGCGCAATACAAGAATTTCGGGGTGACGATGATGTTCACCCATGGCCAGCGGGCGCTGATGCAAAAGGGAAGGATGGCCAAGGTCGGATACGCTGCGAACCTGTTCATCGGCGCGACCGCCATGGGCGCCCTCGCCTATCAGCTGAAGCAGATCGCCAAAGGCAAAGAGCCGATCGACATGACGGGCGAACATGCTGGCGAATTTTGGGGCGCCGCAATACTCCAGGGTGGCGGCCTTGGCATTTACGGCGATTTTCTCTTCTCCGACGTCAATCGCTATGATCGCGGGATGGCGGAAACACTGGCCGGTCCGACCGTCGCCGCGGCCAACGATATACGCAAGCTGACGATCGGCAATGCCATTGAGGGGACTTCCAATGCCTGGGAGGCGGCGCGCGGACGGCCGACGGAAGACACGAAGATCGGTAAAGAAGCCGTCCAGTTCGCGCGCAACTACACGCCCGGCGGTTCGCTTTGGTATGCGCGGCTGGCCTATGAACGCATCTTGCTCGACCAGCTCCAGAAGGAGTTGGACCCGGACTACCAAGAGCGATTCAGATCAATGGAAGCCCGCGCCCGGCGCGAGATGGATCAGGAATACTGGTGGCGGCCGGGAGAAGCGGCGCCGAACTGAACCGAAACAAGACGGGTACCAAAGCGGAACGCGTATGAATGGTTAACAATTCTCTACCTGCGCGGTGCGCAAGTGGGGAGAGGGCCACCTCTTAACCCCCTCGATTTGCCACCCAGGACGCCACCACAGTGACAAAATGGGACTCGATGGCGTCATGCCCCACTTCTTGGCGAATTGCGCCCTGCGAGCTTCTGAGGAGGATTTTTGCTTGTGCGCAATAACAAGTCGTTGCATAACGAATGCGGCCCAGAATCGCTCCAACGATTCCAGGCCGCTAACCGCGAGTGAACCGCGGTCGATTTTTGCTGAAAGCCGGTAGAAACTGACGTTCTACCGGGCAATTGTCAACCCGGTTCATCGCATTTGGTAGAAAGCCAATGCTATGAAACGCACTTCATCTCCTCCCATATCGCCTGAAATGGCGGCCCATATTAAGTTCCTGGTGCAAAGCCAGGGGCTTTATCAGCATCAGGTTGCCGCCCTCGTCGGCGTTAATCAGGGGCGGGTCTCCGAAATCATGCGGGGATACAGGTATCCCGACGTTCAGGCTGCCCAAGGCTCCTTTCCTTTCTGATGGGCAGCAACGACGGCGAATGGGTAATTGTGCAGTGTATAACGCTGCGCAATGGCAGCCGATTGTGTAAGCCGAAGGGACAGGCCTTTCGCTTTCGCGCCACTACCCCGCGCAAGCCGAAGCGCGACGAATAACCCTATCAACGAAAAAGTGGGCCGGTAACTCCGGCCCGCTTTCTTATGCGCGCGTCACCGTCACAATGCGGAGAGATCGCCAGCGTCCTTGACCATGCTCGCGACGATTTCCTCATTTGGCGCACCGCCATCCCCCCATAGGGCGAGAAATTTCAGGCGGAATTCTCGATCGTTTGACGGCCGGGTTTCTATCAGCACGCGAAAAACTGCGTGGTAAGCCTCTCCAAGGCGGCCTTCATCATCGCCGCCAGCCGCGTTGAGCGCCTCGTACGCTGCCATGAACTGCCGGCAGATAGACATGAAGGGTGTATCGCCCAACGTCGCCACCGAAATCTCCGACACGGCAGCGCCAGGCGCTTCGGCCGTGCGAAGTTTCCGCAGGTCACCCAAAATGACATCAAATTCAGCCTGGCCGAGCGTGGCGTCTTCCGCCTCGACCTGCAAAGAAAGGATTTTCCATTCGATTGCGTCAAGGTCAGGCGCCCGCATCCGGCGAAGGCGATACTCAGCATCGATCATTGCGTTACAAAGCTCATCCGAACGATCTCGTTCGTAGGCGTCTTTCGCGGCGGTGTAGGCCCCCATTGCTTCCTGCCAATTTGCTACATCGTTGATGTCTTTGACAGGTTGGCCGACATTCCAGATTCGCGTGAGATCGGTCAGCAATTCAGCATGGTCGACGTCGCATTCCTGCGATTGCAAGAATTCAACCTTCGCAACCAAGTCGCCGAGCGTAACGGCTGGAAATCTGATGACAGCATCCCAAGCCGGTTGATCGAGTTGCTCAAGCCGCTTCATCTCGGCGTCTATCGCTGGATCAAACGGCCCATCGTGACTGAATTCGAAGCGGTCTCGGATTTCCTGCTCTGCTGCGAACCTATGCCCGATTCCGCGCACCAGCTCACGACAACACAGACTAAAATCCTCTTCGTCGTCATATCCATGAAATACCATAGCCGCGCGCACATCGACCGGATTGCCAGTCGACATATGGCGCGTGCCAGACGCAGCCTTATAAGATAGTACGGTGGTGTAGTGCGGGATCTCATCGATCTGACGCTGCAATTCACGCTCCTCCGTCTGGCGCTGCTGTTGAGCTGCGTCCCACGCCGGATCGAAAATCTCTTCGCCATACGCTCTGCGCGCCGCGTCCGTCTGCCGCCATGTTTCCACGGCATCATCCCATGCCTGAGTCGGCGCCAGCCGGCGCTTTGGGACTATCAGCGATAGCGCGTCTGCTGCATCAAACTCATATGCCGGCTGGAATTGGCTGGGTTGCATCATCTGCATATCTGACTGTCCTTCTTCAATTTTGTGAGGCGCCGCGAGGCGGGTGCGCTCACTTGCCGGAGGACAGTCAACGAGCTGTGAAGGATTGGCGGTAATTTTCCAGTGGGGTATCGTGGCCTTAGCCATGACCGTCTCCTCATGACGATATTGGTCAGGCCGGGGCGGTCGTTGGTAGCTTCCGCCTCGGCTGTTCCATTATGGAACTGATCCAATTGGTATCAATTAACGATCTTGGCATCAACCCGATATTGATACTAAAAGGATCATATGTTGATGTCAGGAAGACAGTGCAGCGCCGCGCGCTCCCTCCTCGGCTGGTCGTCCGCCCAGCTCGCCGAAGCCGCCAAAGTCGGTCAGGCGACGGTCAAACGATTCGAGGCGGGTGACAGCGTGCGGGATACCAGCGTCGGCGCTATCAGGGCCGCGCTGGAGGAAGCGGGATTGATGTTCATTGCGGCTGGCGAGAGCGCTACAACCGGTGGCGAAGGTGTCCGTCGGCGGACTTAAAAACCGCTTTCCACCTCGCGACGGAATTCAGCCAGCTTTTCCTTGTAGCCTTCCGCAATTACTTCGGACGCATATCCCATGTCCGCTTCGGCCGCGTCTTGCATACAGCGAACATAGCGCGCCGCATCGGACTTGTAGCTTTCCCAGGCGAATCGATCGTTGCCATAGGGGCGTATCGGCTTGGAGCAGTTTTTAGACGGGTCATATTCGAGCCTGAAGAACAGCGTGGAGAACCCGCCCTTTGGCCCCATAAGTGGTGCCGCTGTCAGACCAGATCCGAAGGCAACACCTGCTGCCAGAATGACGGCGACGCTGATTTTCATGCCTGTTCCCCCAAAAGCATGGTGTCGCAATAGCACAGTTTCGCGCCGAAACAGGCGCAAACGGCGTGCTTATCCAGTGCTTATCCGAAAATCAGGCCGGGAGTTGGATCAGCCTAAAAATGGCTGAAAACCGTGGAGCGGGTAGCGGGGATCGAACCCGCATCACAAGCTTGGAAGGCTAGTGCTCTACCATTGAGCTATACCCGCATTTCAATGACTTAGGGCCATTGTCGTCTAGCGTTTTACAGAGCGTTTTACAGCCGCCTGCGCGAGACGTTCGCCCAATGCCACTACAATGGCCGCGTCGTCAACATAGTGTTTGCGGATCTCTGCGACCTGATCGACCGTCCAGCCCATCAGCTGGGCGATTTCTCGATCGGTCAAATTGAGGCCCGGCGCCGTCATCAGCCGGGTCGCATACGTCCCGCGAATATCATGCAGATGCTTGGCGATGCGCTCGCCATCATAGTCGACATGGACGATCTCGGCGGCGCGGACCGCCTTGCCAAAGCTGCCCGACAGGCCATTGCCTGACCAGCTGGTGCCGTGGCTAGTGACCAGAACCGTATTCACGCCTGCCTTCCTTGAACGTGTTTTCACTTCGTCCAGCACGGCCGACAGCGCGGGTACGATCGGCATGACGACGCGCTGCCGCTTACCCTTGCTCTTCTTGCGCGCGATTCGGATGATGGCGACATCGCCAATCTCATCCCATGTCAGCCCGATCAGATCGGCGCGGCGCAAACCGGTCGCCGCCGCTAGTGCCGCGACATCGCGAATTGACTGATGCACGTCCTTGTGACTGTTCCAGACCTTGAAATCCTCATCCGTCCAGATGATCTCGGCGCGCTGGGCGCTGCGGTACAGCGTCGGGATGCCGGCGGCGATGTTGACGGTCACCTGACCGCGCAGGCGCGCAAATTCCAACAGGCGTGAAAGCTGGGCGATCCCGATATCGGCCGCGCGCGGCGTTTCGGACATTTCGTCACGCCATTTCACGACCTGTGTGACCATGCGCGGGTTGCACCACAGCCGGAGTGGCACTTCTCCCCAACGGGCCTCGATCTTGTCGAGCGCCCTGCCCCACGTGTCTCGGGTGGATGCCTCCAGTCCCTTCCATTCCGGGCTGGAGCGATAGGATGTGGCGAGGCCTGCGATCGTATCCTTGGGGACGGGCTTTGCCGCTTCGAGCGCCGCGCCGATCGCGATGACATCCGCCTTAGTAATGGTTGGCTTGGGTCCGCCCTCTACAGTGCGGATGCGCGGGCCACCGCGCCATGCGTAAATGTAATATCGCACCGGCTTTCCTGCCTTGCGCGATGTGACGATGTGGACGCCTTCTACCCCAGTTTTCCGCTCATTAGCCATTCGTCAAATTCATCCTTGGGCGGAGCGTTGGGAATCGCTGCGCGATCGAAAATCCGGATCGTCCCGTCAGGACATATCTCCAGGCCGCCGGGGTCAATACCCATCTCTACCGCAGCCTCTTTCGCGTGGCGGATGGCCACCTTGCCGGGGTAGACTGTCTTGTCCCGCCTCCTGGGCGTGTGGGCATTCATGCTGCTACCCTCCCGGCGCGATTATCGCGCGCCTGCTGATCGAGGTAGTGGGCGATGCCGGGCCGTTCGCTAGTGGGCAGATCACGGCGGTACCAGTCCAGCAGGTCAGCGAAGCACCAGTAGCGTTCCCACTCGGTAAAGAACGGCGCTGTGGCGTCCCCGTAGCGGCTCGTCATCTCCGCCATCGGCATGTCCTTCGCCCATGCTTCCTGCACGCTGCTGTCTGATCGGGCGAAGGCGCGGCGCATTGCGCGCTCGGCACGGCTCGTGCTTTCCTCAAGCGCTTCGACCTTTTCGGCAAGCGTCGCCGAAGGGGCCTCGACACGATCCAGCGACACAACCCAACGCCAGTCCGCTGCGATGGCACGCCACACGCGGATTTCCTGCGCCGCCTGATCGGCCGAGAGCTTGCCCGCCCCGATCAGCGCCGGATATTGCGCCTCGCGCCGCAGGACGGCGGCGGCGGCTTCGTCGGCCAATGGCGCGTAGCGATCGAGGCCAGTCATTGAAGGCCTCTGCCAGTATCGACGCCAAGCGATTTAACCGTCGTTGCGGTGGCATCCAGCACCTCGCAACCCGCGCGATCGAGATGCACCACGATGGCCAACGCTTGGCTCAGTTCGTGATCTCCAACGATCATCGCGTCGTTCACTGTTCCTTTGTGCGAAATGATGACTGATATTTCCGCCTCGAGGCCGGCTGGCATGACACCGTGGAAATCATCTATCGCCGCTGCTGCCATTTGAAGAAGCTGATCTCGCAGGTTCATGCCGCGATCCTTTCCGCTGCACCGTCGTTGGCGACGTTGGCGCGGGCCAGCGCCTCGGACATGACGGGGGAGACGCTGTTGCCGCACATGCGGACCTGCGCCGTCTTGGTGAGCGGGCGGCCATTGACCAGCAAGTCGATGATGTAATCGGGCGGGAAGCCCTGCGCGGCGAATAGCTCGCGTGGCGTCAACATCCGCATGCCGATGTCGACGATGACATAGTCTTCGCCGCCGATCGTCACCACGACCAAGCCGAAGCGGTCCTTCGTGGTGACGGCACCCAGCGGGCCGCCCAATCCGTGGCCATCCTGCTCATTGCCGTAATATTTGACGAGGAAGGCGCGGACCTCGCCATAGTGGCCGCCACCGCTGGTCAGCGTGCCGATCGGCGCGTCGTTGCCCTGGCCCACGCAGTTGTTGCGCAGTTTGACCAGATGGCTGGCCACGACGCCTTGCTGCGTCCCGCGCGCTGTGATGGTGCTGACCGGTGTTTCCGCGCTATGCCCGGCATGCAGGCCGCCGCGCGGCATGGTGTTGTGCTGGGCCATGAAGGCGGCGACCAAGTATTGATGCGCGCCGCCAGCGGTAATCGTATGCGTCGGCTCGGCCGCATCCGTGTGCGGCTTACCGCTGTTGCGCATCGTCATGATATGCGGTGCGATCAGGGCAATTTCGCCACGGTGCGCCCCAGTGATCGTCGGGATCGGCGCGCTTGGCGCATAGTTGCGATCAGCCTTGCCGTGATGTGTGAGCGGTGTGAAGAAGGGCGTCACGACGGCGAATTCCCCGCCCTTGGCCGTGGTGATCGTGCGCAGCGGTTCGTCACCGCTGTAAACCCGGCCGGCTCCCCATGTGGTGTTGCACACCGGCACGATGAACGGATGCGGCGCGTTGATGACATAGCGCATGATCCCCGCGGCGATCCGGCGACAGGTGGCATCCTTCAGCGGTCCGCGTGCGCGGGTGAAGATCGACGGGCATGGAATCGTCCAGTCGATGATTTCCGCTGCCGTGCGCCATGGCGCGAGCTGGCCCGCCTCCACGCCTGGGGCGCTGGGCTTGCCATGAGTCGCCTTGGGCCAGACGATTTTCTGGCCGTCGCAGCGGGCGATCATGAAGAGGCGCTTGCGCGAGGTCGGCGCGCCATAGTTGCAGGCGCGCAGTTCCTTCCATTCCACGCGGTACCCGGCGCGGCGCAGCTTGGCGACCCACTGGTCGAACGTCTTGCCCTTCGCCTTCGGACAGGGGCGGCCGTCATCGGACAGCGGTCCCCATGTCCGGAATTCTTCGACATTCTCCAACATGATGATTGCAGGGCGTAGCGCCGGGCCGAGACGGTCGATCCAGTGATGCACGACCCAGGCGAGGTCGCGGATATTCTTTTCGACCGGCTTGCCGCCTTTCGCCTTGCTGAAATGTTTGCAGTCGGGCGAAAACCAGGCGAGGCGCACAGGACGCGGGCGCATGTCGCCATTGTCATTGGCGAAGGTCACCGCCTCCAGCGGATCGACGGCCCAGACACTCTGGCACAGGTGCCGCGTAGTCGGATGATTGGCGGCGTGCATCGCCACCGCTTCGGGATCATGGTTGACGGCGACGTCGACCTGTCGGCGCAAAGCCCGCTCGATCCCGGTCGATGCGCCGCCGCCGCCGGCGAAGTTGTCGACGATAATGCCGTCGTTCCAGTCGCGCGCAGGTGCGGCACGATCGAGGCCGAGCAGGAGGGCGTGCTTCACCGGGCATTCTCCAGAATATTTTGAGGATTGGCGCGGCGAAGCAACGTGTCCGCATGGCACCATCGACTGGTGACGGGGCACCAGCATTGCAGATCAAGGCCAGACAGGCTCGGTAGGCGACGATGAACGCGATCAAGGAGACGATGCAGAGCCTCTATCTCGGCCGGGCAAAAGCCCAGCGCCTCGATCGTCATGTCGCCCAGCTTGCCGTCTATCCAGCGGTCGTAAAGGCGAACGGCGCGGACATGTTTGAAGCCACGCCCCTCGAAAGGGTTCGCAAATTCAGTCGGGCGGCCGACATATCGAGCACCGGCAGGCACTGGCACGCCGCGCTTGCGCGAACGCTGGAGCCTGCGGGGAAAATGTTCGTCCGCCACAATGATCGAGGGCGATAGCCCTCGATCCAACATGCGCCGCGCCGCCAGCATCAGGCGGCTTCCGGCGTCGGCACGGCCTTGAGGCATTCGACCATCCCGAAGGCCAAGGCCTTCATGCGCGCTACGCGAGTGGCGTAGGCGTAGGCGTAGGCGTAGGCGTAGGCGTAGGCGTAGGCGTAGGCGTCGGCGTCGGCGTCGGCGTCGGCGTCGGCGTAGGCGTCGGCGTAGGCGTAGGCGTCGGCGTCGGCGTAGGCGTCGGCGTCGGCGTAGGCGTAGGCGTCGGCGTCGGCGTCGGCGTAGGCGTAGGCGTAGGCGTCGGCGTCGGCGTCGGCGTAGGCGTAGGCGTAGGCGTCGGCGTCGGCGTCGGCGTCGGCGTCGGCGTAGGCGTAGGCGTCTCTTAAGATGGAACGCCATTCCTCCGCTGGGGCGCGGTCACCGGCCAGCGCACGGCTATGCAACGCCTGTAGTTTCTTGTGGGGTTCGGGGGAGCGGCCGCGCTTCTCGCTGACCTCGATCGCCAACACGGTCACATGCTCGGCGTGCCAACGATAGACGACATCGAACGGCACCTTGCCGCCAAGCCGCTTCAATTCAGCATAGAATTCCAGCCCCCACTGGCGGGCATCGCCGAATTCCATCCGGTCGAAGAGCCAGGGCACCATGCGCGCCAACCATCGCGGCATGATTTCGGCGGGGCAGTCGCCCGGTCCGGTCACGGTGTCGCCAAGTACGCCCAGCGCGCAGGCGAGTTGGCGGCCGTCCTTCTTCAGATGCCAATTGCCCTGGAGCAGACGTTCCTCATTGAACGCGGCTTCATAGCGCGCAAAGGCTTCCTCGGCCGTGGTGGCGAGTGTCATGGTCATTCTCCTTGGGGATTGATCGCGGTTTCGCGGTCGATGAAATCTTCCAGCGCGTACATCGCGTCGGACTCTGCTTCGGAGGCCGCCTTTTCAGCTGCTTCCAGTTCTTTGATCTTGTCTTCGGCCGTGCCTCTGGCCCGGATCGCCGCGATGTGGGCGTGGCGGGTCTGCCGCACGCGCTCGCACAACTCGTTAAAGGTCGGTGCGGGATCGGCGGTCATTGCTTGAGCGCCCATGTGCAGCGCGGCGTGCCCCCCGCTTCATGATGATAAGTGACGACCAGCCCTTCGACCCAGCGACCGACGACGACATGTTCCTCTCCGTCGGTGTCGTCCGCATATTCGGCCAGATAGTCGATGAGATCGCCGAAAGTGCCGCAGATGCTGTCGACGTCCCAGCCCGATGCCAGACCGTGCCGCACTGCAAAGTGATCGGCATCGTCAGGCGGGGAACCGCTGAACGCCCATTTGCCATCGTCGCCCTTGGTCGCGATGATGTCATCGTACAGTTCGATCGTGCCGGCAGTGAAGGTATCGCCATCCTTGGCTGACTTGCGGCGGCCCCAGTCGAGTGCGGGCTTTGATAGCCATTCGGCCCAGCCCTGTAGCGTCGGCTGGCACGGGCATACCTCGTCCGAATAGTCGTCAAGGTAGATGAAGGAGGCCATTATGATGCGGCTCATAGCGCCAGCCTCCGCTCAATCAGGTCGGCGGGCAGGCCGGTGGCGCGCTCCAGTTCGGCGCGAAAGGCGTCGCGGGCGATGGACTGGTTTTCCAGTTCACCTTCATATTGGCCAACGATGGTCGTGTCGGCAGCAGTGCGCGCGGCAAGGCTGGCGACATGGCCCGACACCATTTCGAGGTGGAGACCCGCGAGGCCAAGCGAGGACAGATGCGCGCTCATGCCCAAATCGCCCAGGATACGAGCGCGATCGAGCCGACGAGGGCGGCGATCGACACGAGCATGTAGAGAAACGCGTTAACTTCAGCTTCCAGCGACCGGTCCATGGCCGCCTGCTGTTCGGGCGAGAAATCGGAATAGGGCATTGGTGCCTCCCGTTGGTGACGGGAAGCTATATGTGCGACAATATCGCACAAGTCAAACGACTATTTCGTACAAGTGTCGAAGGTGTACGAAATTATCGGTATCGAAACCGCCTTTCGCTCAGGCCAGTCGGGGCCAGATCGAGTTTAGCGCCGACCACGATAGCGATTACGCGAGCCTCGTCATCAATGTGATTTTCGGCCGAAGGCTTCCCAATTCTGATGAAGTCCTGAAATTCCGGCTCGGTAGATTCGCATCGCAAAATCCACTCATCCCCGTCCATATCGAGGCGCTTACAGGTCATTTCGGTCAGGTCGTGATTGGTCCGCTCCACGATAACGAGATCGCCGGGCTTCGGCTCAAAATGGGAGAAGGTTACGCGGATGCATTCTAGATCGGCGCCGGGCGGAACGGTGCGGTTCATCGACAGGCCCTCCATTCGGAGGCCGAAGCGCTCTGCGCCACGAAATCGGTTAGGGCCAAAACGCACATCATAGCGCTCAGCAGAAGGCCAATCTGACTGCTCTTTCCAGACGCCGGCTGCCACTGATCCGTTTACTTCCACCCATTCATTCTCATCAAGCGGCAGCTCTCGCGTCAACGCACTCGACAATTCGCCTGTCAAACCAGCCAGCGCCATTGTCTCAGCTTCCGGCACGCCCCGCGCTGCAAAAATGGCGGCGATCTTCTTAGCCAGCTGGAACGGCAGCAGCGGCTTCTTGAACTTCTTCGGGTCTTCGTACGCCGCATAAGTGGACGACGGCATTTCCAAGGCCGTCGCGACATCCCGTGACGATATTTTCGGCACCGTGCGGTTGCGCAAAGCCTTCAGTTGCAGGGCAATTGGTTCCATGCGCTCACAAAGCGAAATTCTCGCACGGTGTATGCACGATATTTTCGTTGATTGATGTGCGACTATGTCGTACACGCATCCCCCATGAGCGAAGAAACCGATCTATTCACCCGCTTGGGTGGAACGCGCGCCATCGCAGAGCGAATGAGCGAAGCCCCATCAACGGTGCAGAGCTGGAAGTCCGCTCGCCGTATCCCCGCGCACAAGCAGGCAGATTTCATCGGCAAGCACGCTGAAGCGGGCTTCGATGTCACTGCTGAGGAAGTCATCTGGCCGTTTGGTCGGCCGATGTCCTCCGGTAAATCGGAAGACCTTACCGCAGCGCAGCAAAGCGAGGCGGCGTGATGGAGTGGAAGGTCACAACCGTCGCTTGGGATGCCGACCTCGCGTTATCCTTTGAGCGGAACCTTCGCCCAGTAATCGTCACTGGCGAAGCTCGCAGCCGATTTGGTCAGCAATTCAGCATAGTTGCGAAAGGCATCGACGGTGAGAGCGACGACAGCGTGATCGCCGTTCTCCATGGCGAACGTGACGCCAACGAGGCGCTGGCCGTCATTTCCATGGAAGCCACCGACAGTGATGTCTTTGGATGTGCGAGGAATAATGAGGATTTCCGCCATAATCTGTCCTTTCGTGGTGATTCTACAGCCGCCACGATAGCCGAGGGCGGTGCGGCCACAAGTCCGGTTCTGAATAGCCGTGACCGCACCGCCGGAGGGCCGTTTTAATGGCCCGCTCTGTAACCCTTTCCCCCGAACAACAGTCCGGCTGCGCCAGCTTCAAGGCGTTGGTCCGGGCCTTTGGCGGGCAAGAGGCCGCCGCCAGCGAAACCGGCGTGCGGCAACAGAAGATCAGCGACATGGGCCTGTCCAATGTCGCTGAATTTCCCACGCTCGACCTGATCGACGCGCTGGAGGATCGCACTGTCGGGCTGCCCGGCTGGCCGCACGTCACCAACTGGCTGTGCCATCGTCGCGGCGGCGTGTTCGTGCCGCTGCCACAGGGCGAGAATGATGCCGACGGCATGATGGTCACGGTCGCCGAACTGGCCGGAGAGCTGGGCGACGTGTCGCGCGCCATTTCCGAAGCGGTCTGCGCCTCTGGCGATGGTGGCCGCGACGTCACCAAGGCGGAAGCCGCCGCCGCACTGGCCGAGCTGGATGGCCTCGATCGCACATCGGCGCAGCTGCGCCTGAAACTCATGTCCAAAATGCAGGGAGAGCCGAAATGAACGATTTGAGCGGTTTCCGTCCGTTCCGTCTGACCGCGTTCCGCGACGCCAGTATGGGCGGCGGCATCTACTCGGGCGCGCAGCTGATTATCGCGTGCCAGCTCAAGCATTTGGGCTTTGTCGAGGCGCGGACGTCGAGCAAGGGCGCGGTGGCGCTGGCCGACTGGCTGATCGCTAAGGCCGACTTCATCGAAAAGCCGATGCTGGGTTGCCACCCGCTTAACAGCGGGACGACCATCGAGCGCATCCTTGCCGGCGACATCCTGCCCGAAGAGGAATTTGCCATTGCGCTCGCCGAGGCGACAGAAGGTGCAGTGCTGCCCGAGATGTTCGGACTGCCCAGCGATACAGGATCTTCCGCGTCGGGGACTTCCCCCCTGACCACCGACGCGGGGGAGAAGGCGTCGGAGCCGGTGGAATTCACCCCTTACCCGGCTTCGGCGCCTTCATTACTTGGCGATTTGCCACCGCTTGGCGTGCTGGGCGGGCAGCTGCCTTCGGGGCGGCTCTTCCACCCGATTGCCGATGGCCGCTTTCCCGGCGGCTTCGTGCTGACCGGATGCGGAATCGCGATCAACCTGGACGAAAGCACCGCCACTGCCCTGCGCGACGCGGTCACCGCCGGGCTGGATCATCTGCGCAGCGCGCGCACGGGTCGGAGGGCCGCCGCATGATCGTGCAGGACAAGGTGCTGACGGCATGGCTGGCGACGGCCAAGCATGGCGAAACGATGGTCTATGCGCGGGCGACAGCGCTGCCGGCAGGATCGAGCGTCGCGAAACGGCTGCGCGCACTGGCCGAGGATGGTCATGTGGTGCTTAGCCAGAAGCGTCGCGCAGACGGGCCGGGTGACGAGAATTTCCAGTATATCGTCACGCGGACGGCGATGCGGCTGCCCGCGCCTGACGGATCGCGGACGGTGATCGCGGTGCGGCCCCTGTCGACGCGGAAGCCGCAGGACAAGCGGACGGGCGCGTGCGCGGCGGTCGCTCGCGATATCGCGCCGCATGTCCGGTCGATCCTGGCCGAGGGTGGCCGCCGCAGCGCCGAGACGATCGCGCGCGAGCTGGGCCTCTACAGCGCGCGGCCGGTGCGCGTCGTCATGGAAAGGCTGGCGGCATGAAGGACCAAGTTGCTGTGCCCATCGGCGTTCGCCGTATCCTCGGCCCGACTATTCTCATGGGTGACGGTGCCTATTTCGACTATGAGGCCCCCGAGGCCAGTCCGATCACGATCGAAGATGTGGCGTTCGGCCTTGCCTATACCGCTCGATTCCGAGGCCAAACCCGCGCGCTACGCGAGGATGGTCAGCGCTGCTTTTACTCGGTCGCGGAACATTGCGTTCGTATGTCGCAGGCGATGCTGTCGGCGGGTTGCGGTGACCGCCTCGCATTGGCGGGGCTGATGCATGAGTTGGGTGAGGTGCCATTGGGTGACCTGCCCAGTCCGGCCAAGATGATGCTCCCGGCGTTTAAGGTTCTGGAGAAGCGGCTAGAGGCGGCGATGTGGCAGCAATTTGAACTGCCATCTCTTTCTGATGACGATGTCGCCATCATCAAGCATTTCGATTTGCGAATGCTCGCCACTGAGAAGCGCGACCTGATGACCGGCGCTATTCCCGGCGATCATTGGGAGATGCTGGGCGGATTCGAGCCGATCGCGTCCATGTCCATCACGCCGTACCGCCACCCTGATCTAGCTGCTGATGCGTTCCTTAATCTGTGGAGCCATTTCAATGGCTGACGGCTCCAAGATCGAGTGGACCGATGCCACGGTAAACGCCATCAACGGCTGCACCGTCGTCTCACCGGGCTGCACAAATTGCTATGCAATGCGGCTGGCCGGAACCCGGCTGCGCAACCATCCCTCCCGCGAGGGACTGACGCAGCCGAGCAAGGCCGGTCCGGTCTGGAATGGCGTCGTGCGCCTGCATGAGCCAGCCCTGTCGCTGCCCCAGCGGTGGCGCAAGTCTCGCATGATCTTCTGGAATGCGCATGGCGACATGTTCCATCCGTCGGTTCCCGATGAATGGATCGACCGCTGTTTCGATGAAATGGAGGCGACCCGGCATCATGTGCACCAGGTGCTGACCAAGCGTCCGGAGCGGATGGCAGCTTATATTCGTGCCCGCTGGGCGCTGCCGTCGAGCGTCAACGCTTTCTATGATCTGCCCGAAACCGTTCAGTTGTATCAACCGCGTCAGAACATCTGGCTTGGGACATCAATCGAGGATCAGCATCGCGCCGAAGAACGGGTGCCGCACTTGTTGGACACTCCTGCCGCTGTTCGATGGTTATCCTGCGAGCCTCTCCTTGCACCGATCGACCTTACGCAAATTGCGGATCGCGTCGTTCATAATGGCTTCACGGTCAGCGCGCTGACTGGTTGGGGCGGCTTCGACTATCCCATTCCCGGTCCGCAAAGCTCGCTGCCAAGGATCCATTGGGTTGTTGCCGGGGGTGAAAGCGGGCGCGGTGCGCGTCCAATGTCATTGAAGGCAGCTCGCAGCCTTCGCGATCAGTGTCGTGAAGCTCAGGTGCCCTTTCTCTTAAAACAGTGGGGCGCGCATCTGCCTTGCGGCCAGATGCAGGCAGACGGCCGCATTTGGACAAATGGCAGCAACTCCACGCTGCTTACAACCAAGACTTTCGCCGGACGTTACCTCGATGGCGTCCTGCATGATGGCATGCCGAGGATCGCAGCATGATCGTCCGCGACATGACGATCGGCAATGCCCGCCTGATCCTTGGCGACAGCTACATGGTGCTGCCGACGCTGGGCTGGGTCGACGCGATCGTCACCGACCCGCCATATGAGTTTCGCGCCCAAGGTGGCGGGATGTATCGCGCCGAGAGGAAGGGCATGGACCAGATCCTTGAAGAGGGTCTGGCCGACGGTTTCGATCACAGCATTATCAATCCGCTGCTGTGCGGGTCGGTGGTCGTATTCTGCCATAACGATCAACTGCCCAAGCTCCTTCCGTACCTAGACGGGAGTTTTGAGCGGCAGGCGGTCTGTATCTGGCGGAAAAAGAACCCGCAGCCGGTGGCGAACAAACATTATCGGCCGGTCATGGAATTCTACGTCCATGCGTGGAATCGTGGCCATCACCCTCACGGGACACTGGACGACCTCGATCGCATGATCGTCGCCATGTCCCCGCGCGGCGAAGCGAAGTTCGGGCACGCGACCGTCAAACCTGACGCTGTGATGGACAAGATCATCCGCAACGTCGCGCCGGGCGTCGTCTGTGACCCGTTCATGGGCACCGGCTCCACCGGCGTCGCCGCGCTGAAGGCCGGCAGGCGCTTCATCGGCATCGAAAATAATCCGGCGCATTTCGAAACGGCAATTGGCCGGATTCGCGAGATCGCTTCAGCAATGGAGGTGGCAGCATGAACGCCGTCGTTCGCATCATGGAAGATCGCGTCGTTGCCGATAGCCGCGATGTCGCGAGCGCCTTTGGGAAGCAGCACAAGAACATCATTCAGTCGGTCGACAGATTGATCGAAGGTCGCCCCGATCTTCGGCTGAGTTTTCAGCCCATGATGTTTCCGGTCAACACCGCCAAAGGAGCGACCCGTCATGCCCGCCGCTTCGACATGGATCGGAAGGGCTTCATGCTGCTGGTCATGGGCTTCACGGGCGAAAAGGCGCTGGCGCTCAAGATTGCATGGATCGACGCCTTCGACCGGATGGAAGTGCAACTGACCGCAATAGTCGATCATGACGATGCACCAGCGGTGCCGGAAATCATCGACCTGCGCGAAAAGCTGCTCTTCGTGCGCGAGGCGCGGGTGCTGGGCGGTCGATCGGCCGGGCGCAAGGCGTGGCAGCTTTGCGGGTTGCCCGACGTGTTTGATCATCCCGTGTTGCCGGCCAATGATTCGGTGCTGGTGGATGACGGCGTAGAGGCCTGGCTAAGCGATCGGGTCGAACCGTCGAACGGGCGCGTTGGATCGACGGCCCTCTATGCTGACTACCAGTGCTGGTGCGCCCAGTCGGGCCGTAGCTGGATGAGCCATGCCAAATTCGGGCGTTATCTGAAGGCGCGCGGCATCGGTTGGCTGAACAGCAACGGCATTTTCTACAAAGATATTTCACTTCGGGGAGAGGCCGCGTGACCGCCTGCATCAACAAGACCATGCTCTGCGGCTTCCTGGGCGAAGATCCGCGCAGTGCCGATCTGCCAGGTGGCGGATCGGTCGTTTCTCTGCGCCTCGCCACCACTGAGACGTGGAAGACGGCCGACAATCAGCGGAAGTCGGCCACGGAATGGCATAATGTCGCCATCTTCAACGAGGGGCTGGGCAAGGTCGCCATGTCCTATCTGCGCAAGGGCAGCGCGGTCTATGTCGAGGGCCAGCTGCGCCATCGCAAATATACCGATCGCGGCGGCGTGGAGCGCTGGATTGCCGAGGTAGTGCTGCCCAAGGGGCGCGGCGAATTGAAGCTGATGGATACGCGCCAGGACGATGCGTCGCGGCGCGAGGCCAGCGGCCGTGATCGCGCTGCCGGCGATGGTCGCGATCTGGACGACGAAGTGCCTTTCTGACGCCCGCATGGGCGCACGCGCCCGTCTGACGCAAGCACCGATGATTGATTGACCGGGGAGCGATGTGCTTGCGCCGGGGGGAATTTCTGACTGTGAGCCAATCCGCGCCGATGTTGTCACCGCTGGGTCAAGCCGCTCTGAGCTATGCCCGGCGAGGCTGGCCCGTTTTCCCATGTCGCGAGCGCGATTTCTCGATGGTGAAGGGTAATGGCGACCCCATCGTCTTGAAAGCCAAGGCGCCATATGGTGGCAACGGTTGTAAGGATGCGACCCGCGACGAAGAGGTCATCAAAGGGTGGTGGAAGCGCTGGCCCAAGGCGATGATCGGGCTGGCGATGGGCCATAACGGCCTGTTCGCGCTAGACTTCGATCCTCGCACGGATGACGATACGGGCGAGGTTTTCACGCTCGACACGCTGAAAGCCGCGCTGGTCGAACAGATGGGGTGCGACCTGCCGCGCAGCTTGTCCGCCATGACGCAGAGTGATGGCGTCCATGTCTATCTGCTCCAGCCAAAGGACGGCGAACCGATCCGGAATCGGGGAAACCTGCCCCGGCATGTCGATGTCCGGGGCCTCGGTGGCTATGTCATTGCGCCGCCGTCGATCCTCTATCGCGAGGACGGGACCGAAGGCCGCTATAGCTGGCTTTCGAACCGCCATGAGAATCCTGTCGAGGCCCCGGCCGCGCTGATCGAGATATTGCGGTCTAAGGGGAAGAAGGCGGCCAAGGATCGCGGCGCCGCGCGGCCGAGCGGTTCGCCGCCGTCAGCCGACGCTGCACACCCGGCCGATGCCACAAAGGCCGAGATTGATGCCATCCGCAAATATGGCCTCTCTGCGCTGGACGCCGAGTGCAAGGCGGTGCGCTCGGCTAAGTCGGGATCGCGCAACGATCAGTTGAATGAGAGCGCGCTCAAGATCGCGTCATTGACCGTGTCGACGCCATTCGCTGCACTGGACGCCCGCTTTGCCCGGTCGGCGATCGAGGCGGCCGCGCGGGACAATGCCGGCGACGATGACGATCATCAGCTCGACGCCACCATCAACAGCGGCTGGACCGCCGGGGAGGCAACTCCCCGTGACCTGACCGACGTCGCGACGCGCGCGCGCCAGCGCGCGGAGCGTCCACATCGTTCCCTCCGCTCTTCCGCCTCCGCCCCTCCCCCTGCGACTGATTATGGCGAGCCAAGCTCCCACGAGGGAGGGGAAGGCCGCAAAGCCCCGAAAAAGGGGATGGGGGCGGCAGTAGATGCGTCTGTGACGCTCGAATGTGCACGTTACCCGATGACGGACCTTGGCAATCTGGAGCGGTTCCTTGCACGTTTCGGACAGGATTTCCTGTGCGTCGCGGCGTGGGCCGAGAGCAGTTCGTCACCGGGTTATATCGCGTGGGACGAAACGCGATGGAACCGCAGCATGGCCGACGCCCTGTTCGGGATCGCTGCGCAGCGGATGGTCCGGTTGATACAGGATGAGGCCGATTTTATCCGTGCCAGCGGTGTCCCATTCCCGCCCGAGGAAGGTGACATTCCCGAGCATGAGGACGATCGGGCAGAAGAGCCGGAAGATGAAGAGGCGTCCAGCGATCCCGGTTGGGCGGAAAAGCAGTTCATCAAGGCTGAAGAAAAGCGCCAGGCGCGGCGTAGTGCGATGTGGTATTTGCAGCGTAGCCTCGCGCGCAAGACCCGGCATGACGGCGATCGGCACGACTTCATCTACCAGGTGAAGAGCAATGGCGATATCGTCCTGTTCTCCGACAAGCTGGCGGCATGGGGTCGCACGTCGGAGAGTAGCGGCCATATCGAGTGCCTGCGCAAGCTGGCCCCGCCGCGCTTGTCGGCCCGGCCGGAGGATTTCGACGCCGATCCGCTCGCATTGAACGTCCAGAACGGAACTTTGGTGTTTCATAGGCCGGATGGCGGCAAGGCGGCGCGCGTGGAGCTGCGCGAGCATCGGCGTGAGGACAAGATTACGAAGGTTGCCCGCGCGGTCTATAAGCCGGGGGCCGTGTGCGCTCAGTTCGATGGCTTCCTAGAGCAGGTGCAGCCGGCGGCCGACATGCGCGACTGGCTGATGCGTTGGTCGGGCTACAATGCGCTAGGCATCGCCGATGCGCAGGTGATGGCGCTGTTCTACGGCGAAGGATCGAACGGCAAGGGCGTCTGGGTCCAGACCCATGCCCATATCCTTGGCGACTATGCCTGGGCGACCGGCATCGAAACCTTCATGGATAGTGGGTTCAAGCGCAATGGTGGCGGCCCGTCGCCCCACCTTGCCGCGTTGCAGGGCCGTCGCATGGTCTATGCGAACGAACCCGAGGATAACAGTAAGTTCTCCGATGGTCTGGTGAAGTCGCTGACATCGGACGAGCCGATCGGCGGCGTGCGCGAGCTGTATGGCCCCGCGTTCGAATTGCTCATCACTTTCACCAATACGGTTATGGCGAACAATCTGCCGCGCATCGGAACCGACTTCGGTATCCGGCGGCGCATGCAGGTCGTTCCCTGGCCGATCATCATCGCAAAGGAAGATCAGGATCCGCTGCTGAAGGCGAAGCTGCGCGACGAAATGTCGGGCATCCTCAACCGGATGATCGAGGGCGCGCTTGCCTATCTGACGGACGGGCTGACCATGCCGGATGCCATGATCGAGGCCACGCAGGCCTATCATGAGGATAACGATCTGCTCGGCCAGTTCCTGACCAAGTGCGTCGCGCGAGAAGCGGGCAACACGGTCGGGTCCATGTCGCTGCATGAGCTATTTGTCGCCTGGCAGACATGGTCGGAGAATCTACCCCAGACCGGGAAGCCATGGTCCGCGAAGAAGCTGCGCGCCGAGATGGAGCGCAAGAGCTTCAAGATCAACAAGTCCAGCACGATGAAGTGGCAGGACATCATGTTGCGATACGATGCCATCGACTTCGTCGAGGATGGCAAGCCGGTCCAGCGCGACCTGCCGCCACCGCGTCACCCCGACCTTCCGAGCGCTGGTGCGCCATTGGGGGCGCCTGCATCACGCGCGGTGGAGGAAGCTCCCCCCGTGCCCCCCTCGCCATTGCCGCCGCCGAGTTTCGATGACGACGATCTTCCGCCCTGATCCTCCCTTCCTCCCGTGATTGGGAGGGATGCAATCCATCAAAAAGCCCCGATTTCTGCCGCTTTGGGAGGATCAGGGAGCTTGGGAGGATGATTGCGCAAACTTTTAAAGAGCGCGTGAAGGGCGATGTCCTAGCGCGCTCATCGGTCCGCCAGTTGCGAGTTGAACATGCCCCATATGCCGCCCTGATCCTCCCACACTCCCAAATCTGGGAGGATGGGCGATGCTCATTTTCCGCAGATTTCCGCGAGTTTGGGAGCTTGTGGGAGCTTGGGAGGGAGAAACAGCAAATCCCACGGGTGCGCGCACGTACGCGCGTGACACATGCGCGTGCGCGCGCGCGGACTTACTAGGATATTCCTCCCATGCTCCCTACTAACAACGATCCTATTGATATTATTACTCTTCTCCCTCCCATATCTCCCTCCCAAGAGAGGGAGGAAGGGAGGATGTATAGTTTTGCCGATGTCGAAACGCGGTTGGTCGAAGCCATGCTGGTGATGCGGCGCATGTCGGACCGGGAAGCGGGATGGCTGAAGGTCAAGGCTTGCTGGCCTGACATCGTGCGGGATCGCAACATGGGCGATTATGATGCGCGAGGCGTGGACATGGGGCCGCCGCCGCTGCGGCCGCTGCCCGCATCCCGCCGTGATATTGCCGACATGGAGGAAGCGTTCGGGTGGGTGATGGCGGTGAAGCCGGAAGAGCGGAAGCTGATCGGGCTGGCAATCAGCGCCCTGGCAAGGGGCGTGAAGCAGGTGCCGTGGCTCCAATTGCGCAAGCCAATGGGTGTAAAGCTGGGCGCTGACGGGCTGCGGATGCGCTACGGCCGGGCCATGCACAAGGTCACGAAGGCAGCTAATGTTGCAATTTCAAAGGCTTCGCTATGTCAAACGGTATAAGTTGCGACCTTACAATTATGTTTGTTCGGATTGGCGGCCGTTTCAGCATATAGATATCTACGCTTGGGAATGACCTATGGTTGTTCGGGGCGATCCTCTCCTAACCTACAGTGCCCGCCTGGTCCTTGCCCGGCGGGCACTGTCGTTTTTGCAGAAGCGGACCCCACCCCCTTTGGGTCCTCCTGAGCTTTAGATTTCTATCGGGGTGCGTAAGCGCAACGGGTGGACGTTTCCTATCTCGCAGAAATGCTTGGCTTTTTGATTGGGGTTTTGGACCGGCGGGCAGTCGGATGTCGTCTGGAAAGGTGAGAAAGTGCCGGACGGTTCGCCTGATCTGATCGTCAATCTCGAAGAGTTTGCCGACCTGTGCGGCGTGACGGCCGAAACCATGCGCGTGCATGTAAAAGCGGTCGATGGTTCGGCATCCTGGCTGCTGGAGCGCGGGGATCGGGGTCGCGGATACAAAATCGAGCCGATAGGCGGCATCGCATGGTGGAAATCCAAGCGCGCCGAGGATGAGGCGAACGACGCGGAGCGCAAGGCGCAGCTGCAACAGATGCGGTTGGACCTGATCGGCGATCAGGTCGAAGCGCCAGACAAGCTGGGCATGTCAGGACGCCAGCGACGCGAAGAATATCTCGCGGCGGAAGCGGCGGCAAAATATCGGCGCATGATGGGCGATCTGCTCGACCGCGCCGAAATGGAAGCGGTATTGGCTTCGGCCGCCGTCGAATTGCGACGGCAACTGATGCAAGTACCGGGCGAATTCGGTGTAGTTGCTGGCCTTGATCCCGAGATCGTGGCGCCATTGGAGGGCATGTTGAAGCGGGCTGTAGAGGATTTCCTTCGCACGCTTGCGCAGGATAGCCCCGAAAGTCTGACCGTCCCTGATGTTTGAGAGCAGGATCGCGGTACCGGCTTTGGCCAGTGCGCGCGATGTCATGTCGCGGGCGCTGGAAGGTCTTCGGTTTCCAGAGAAGGTTCGCCCTTCGGAATCTGCGAGACGCCATCGCGTTCTGCGCAATCCGGGCGCTTACTCCGGTCCATGGGGTGACAGCCCACATGATATGCGGTGCCTCGACCGCCCCATGGACTGCCTCGCCACTACTTCGCACTATGCGATCGTGGCAGTCATGGGGGGGAGCCAGCAGGGCAAGTCCGAGATCGGAAACAACTGGCAGTTGCATACGATCGAATACGACCAGGCCGACACGCTTTTCGTCGCGCCCAGCAAGGATCTGATCAACAGCTACGTTACTACCCAGTTTGACAAGATGCTGGACCTGAGCGTCGATGACGACGGAAAGCCCGGTCTCTTGCGTCGTCGGCAGCTGGGCGGGGTATCTTCGGACAACATCAACCTGAAGCGCTTCAGGGGATGTGACTTTCATTTCCTGTGGCCCGGCGGCCCGACGTTTCGCGCGAAGCCTTTTCCACGCGGTCGCATGGACGATTTTGACGAATTCGGCCTCGATATTGCGAACCAAGGCGACGCACTCGGCCTGATGGAAGGCCGCATGGGCAGCTTCTCCGCTTATGGCCGCACGAAGATTTACGTCAACAGCACACCAGTGCTAGGGAAAAACAAGGGGATAGAGGCGCTTGTTGCCAGCGGCACGGATGAGCGCTGGTATGTCGATTGCCTGTCGTGTGAGCATCCCTTCACGCTGACATTCGATCGCCTAGACTATGATCAGAGCGGCACACCGGAAGACGCGGCGTCCAGCGCTGCCATAGTCTGTCCGGAGTGCGGCGGCGCGCACGCACCGACCGACAAGCGCGCGCTGATGGGTACAGGGCGATGGGTCGGGCGCGGCGAAAGCGCGGTGTCGCGGAGCGAAGAACGCGAAGGAAAAGTCGGCGAACTGGTCGCGAGCAAGCGGGCAACGTTCCGCCTGACCGGATTGATGGGGTTTCGTCCCTGGAGCCAGATCGCAAGTCTAGCGCGCGCGGCCGAGATCAGCTTCGCGCTGGATCAAGACCCGGCGGCCTTCAAATCGTTCGATCAGACGGTCATCGGCAGAAACTACGTGCCGCGCGACCAGGGTGAACCGGCGGTCACTGAGGACGCACTATATCGACGGGCCAAACGGTCAGCCTATCTGATGCGCGAGGTGCCCGCCGGCGCCATGTGTCTGATCGCGACGATCGACCAGCAGTCGAACCGTTTCGAAGTAGCGATATGGGCGTGGGGCAAGAATTTCCGCTGTTGGCTGATCGACCGCTTCGCGGTGATGACGGTGATGGAAAATGGTGCGGAGCGTCCGCTTCGTCCCTTCACCAGACCAGAAGACTGGTCAGTGCTTCATGAGCGTGTCTTGTCGCGGAGTTATCCGATGGCAGGTGCCCGGCATCTCAAGATGCGGATCATGAACACGTCCGTCGATACTGGCGGCCTTGATGCGGCGACCAATAACGCGTTCGCCTGGTGGCACGCCATGGTGAAGGGTGATGTGGGGTCGGGTCGTCCGCCCCTGCCGCCCACCGCGCTGACTTTGCTGAAGGGCGGTAATCGGCCGGAGGCTCGACTGCTGCCGCCGCCGACGATCGATGCGAAGCGCCAGATCAAGGATGCTCCGCAGGCCGAACTCTTCGTTCCGAATGTCAATCGCTACAAGGATACCGCCGACGTCAGGCTGAAGCGTGAGGATGACGGGCCGGGTTCGATCGGCTTTCCGAGCGATCTGCCACAGGAACGCGATGGGTCGATCCCTTATCTGGCGGAGTTGCGGGCGGAAACCAATGTCAACGGTCAGTGGACCCGCGAGCCGCACCGGGCGAATGAAACATGGGACTTGTATATCCAAAGTTGCGCAGTTGTGACCCGCTTCGGGGCACGGATGCTAGCTTCGAGTGGGTGCCCCAGTGGGCACGTCCGCCCAAGGATGCTCCGAAAGCAGCACCTGCGATGGCGGGCATAGTGGAGGAACAGACGGTCCAACCACAGAATGTCGGGCGGGTGGCAAATACTATCCGTCGGACCGGTCCCCGGCGCGGGATCAGAATGTCACGCCCCCAGTGATCGGGGCAAATTGAGGAACAGATGATGGCTTTGTCGGCGGACGAGATAGCTCAGTTGGGCGCACGCCTCGCTGCCTATCAGGCGGCGGAGCTGGATGTGCTGCGCAACCAGTCCTATCGCATGGAGGATGGTCGCGAGCTGACGCGCGCTTCGCTCAAGGAGATCAGGGCCGCGATCGAATCTTTGCGTAGCGAAATTGCCAATGCGACCGGCGCCCCGATGGTGCGCGGGCGTATGCGGCGCGGACTGGTAATCGGACGCTGACATGATGGACGTTCGGCCCACCATCCTAGATCGTGCGGTGGCTGCGATTTCGCCCCGCCGTGGCGCTCAGCGTCTGGCTGCACGGGCCGCCTTGAATGCAGGGAGCGCGATCATGTCGGGACCGCCACCGGTGCAGCCTGGCGGCGTAATATCACCACGCGGCGGTTACCATGCGGGCCATCGGGAGCGGCGAGGACTGAGAGGCTGGATCGCGCGTTTGCGGTCCGCCAATCAGGACAACGCGCAACTGAACAACGTCGTCGCCTATTCGCGCGACGCGGCGATGAACATGCCGATGGGTGCGGCGGCGATCGAACGGCCCATTACCTTCACCATCGGCACCGGGCTGATGGCGATACCGGAAATCGACGGAAAGGCAGTCGGCCTTAGCGCAGAAGCCGCAGCGGCGCTCAATAGGCAGATCGCCAGCGACTATGACGAGTATATGTCGTCGACCGATCCCGATGCCGAGCGAACCGCGACCGGGTATGAGTTGCAGGAAATCGTCATGCGTGGCGTTCTGGAGTCCGGTGATATAGCCTCGCTGCGGTGCTGGCCTGACAGCCAGATCGGGCGGTTTTCGTTCACGGCATGGAGGCTCATCGAGGCCGACCGCATCGTTTCGCCGACTGGCCATATCGATGGCGCCAGGCTGAACGGTACCGGCAATGTCTGCGTCGCTGGTATCGAGGTCGACGAATATAGCGCTCCTGTCGCTCTACACATATTGCGGACATCGCCTGACAGCTTCGCAGGTCGTATATCGCGCATGGCCAACGATACGGTCCGCGTGCCGTTGTGGGGCGAAAAAAGCGGGATGCCCACGGCCATGCACGTCATGTCGCGCAAGCGTCCTGAACAGGCACGCGGCGTTCCGCTGCTGGCACCCGTGATCGAGCTGCTCGGTCAGGTGTCGACGTTGACGCAGGCAGAGTTGTTCGCGGCCGTGATGACGTCGACATTGGCCATCATCTACAAATCAGCTGGTGCTGGAGCCCTGCCCGAAGCTGACTATGGCGCTGACAGTGACGAAGCCCGGCTAGTGAGCGGCGGCGGAGCCTATACCGACGGCGGGGACCGGGGCAGCAACATCCGACTGGAACCCGGGGCGGTTCTGGAAATCGACAATGACGCGGAAGTGGACATGAAGTCGCCGGGGCGGCCGAACCCGGCGTTCGACCCGTTCTTCCTCGCGCTGACGAGACAGATAGCGGCGGCTATCGAAGTGCCATTCGAAGTCCTGATGCTGCATTTCACGGCCAGCTATTCGGCCAGCAGGGCGGCGTTGGAAGTATTCTATCTGACGGTGCAGCGTCGGCGAGGCTGGATGGAATCGCACTGGTGTGCGCCCAGCTATCGCACATGGCTGCATGAGCAGGTCGTGCGGGGCATCTACAATATGCCGGGGTTCCTGACCAATCCGGCGCGCCGGCAGGCGTGGTCGAAGGTGCGCCATCGTGGGGACGGCAAGATCAGCCTCGACCCGGCGCGCGAAGCCAAGGCTTTGGAAGTCCATGAAGCACACGGATGGTCCACTGGCGCGCAGATCACCGCAGGACTGAACGGCGGCGATTACGACAGCAATATCACCACGCGGATCGCCGAACATAAGCGATTTGTCGAGGGAGGGCTGCCGATCCCGAACGCCAATGGCGGCGGGACGACCGCGCCGACGGAAGAGCCGCAAAAGGAGAATTGAGCATGGCTCGCGCATTTTCGCTGGTCGATATTTCCGAACGGGCCTTCAACCGGCCCGTAATGATCACGCCGGAAAAGGCGCAGATCATTCTGGGCGTCATCGGCCCGCGCCTGAATGTCGGTCAGCTGATCGTCGCAGGCGAAGATGGCGCTCCGGTGCCGATCCAGTCTCTGGCCCAGCGGGCGGCAGGCGCGCGGTTCGACATGGAGCCTATGCCTGGCGATGATCGTATCGCGGCCCGGGACTGGAATACCGGCGCGGTCGTCGATCCTTACGAAACGTGGATGGGCGCCGCCGTCATCAAGGTGCGCGGCACGCTGATGGCGGAAAATGGCCTAAACCCTTCCTCTGGAGCGACGGGCTATGACGGGCTGCTCTACAAGGCCCGGTATGCGCACGCCGACCCCAAGGTGAAGGGTTTGCTGCTGGACATCGACAGTCCGGGTGGAGAAGTGGTCGATCTCATGGAGTTTTGCCAACAGCTGCTGGCCATCCGTGAAGACAAGCCGATCCGCGCGATCGTACGTGGCTGCGCAGCGTCCGCAGGCTATGCCATCGCGTGCTGCGCCAGCCCTGGCCAGATCACTGCCGCGCCGTACAGCATGGTCGGGTCGATCGGCGCGCTGATGATGCACGCAGACTGGTCCAAGAATTTGGAGCAGGAGGGCATCGCCGTCACGCTCATCACCAGCGCAGCGCACAAGGCGGATGGATCGTCCGTCATGCCGCTGGCAGCAGATGTTCAGGAGCGGCTACAGACTTCGGTCAACGCCTGCGCTTCGGCCTTCATAGACCATGTCGCGCAGGCACGCCCCGTCATGAGCCGGGATGCGATCGTCGCGCAGGAAGCGCGCTTCTACACCGGGGATGACGCGCGCTCGCAGCAGCTGGTCGACAAGTTCATGACGTGGGACGAAAGCCTGCGCGAATTCTCCGATATTTTGAATGGCAGCGGTAATCCTGGCCGTGCTGCCCGGCCTGGTGCGCCCGGTGCGCAGACATCGAAAGGAACGAGCATGTCCACGAGCAATCCCGCGCCGGGGGACGACACCCCGGTTCACACCGACGCCCAGATGCAGACCGCCGTCGCCAGCGCCACCATGGCGGCCGTCACCGCCGAGCGCGAGCGGTTCGCGCAGCTGTGCGCGCTGGATAGCGACAGCACGATCAGCGATGGACTGAACGCTGCAATCACTGACGGTACGAGCGCAGGCGAATATGCGATCGGCTTGGCCACCGCTGCCAAGGCAGCGACGGCGACGGCGCTGGAGACGGCAAAGAATGAAGCCGCGTCCGGTGAACAGTTGCCCGGCAAGAGTGCTTCGCGCGCGAGTGGTCAGGGCCAGAAGGTTAGTCGCGGCAAGGCGATCATGGATCGCTACGCGGGCAAGCATCCGAGCATCCCTGCGCGCTGATCGCGCTCCACCCAATCGAACCAAGTCCGGCGGCCGAGGGGTCGCCTTTTTTCATGAAAGGACGATCCGATGGCTTATGAAAAGGCCGGGTATGAAAAGGGCGACCCCAGCGCCCACAAGACGTTGCTCGCCCGTACCGACGGTGTCACCACCCGCAAGGTCGTGATCCTTGCGGGCCGCGTGCTGGTGGCCGGCGCTGTCTTGGGCAAGATCACGACCGGCAGCAAATATGTGCTGTCGCTTTCGGCCTCCTCCGATGGGTCGCAGACTCCCGACATGGTGCTGGCGCAGGACGTCGGTGCTAGCGCTGAGGATGTCGAGGCCATCGCCTATGAAACGGCGACCGTGGTCGCATCGGCCCTGACGATCGGCGCGGGTCACACCCTTGCCAGCATCCGTGAGGGATTGCGCGTCAAGGGTATCACCATCGACGACTGATCGCCTGCCGACCCGCTGGGCGGCGGTACACCATTATCAATTCATCCCGCCCAGCGGGTCATATGGACTGGTTGCACGTCGCAGCCGGTTCATCTGTTTTTGAGGAAAGCAGACCATGGAAGACGATCTTCTCTACGGCACCGACGAACTGATGGACATCATCGAGCCGCTGTTCATCCCCGGCAATTTCCTCCTGAAGCTGGCATTCCCCGGCATCATGGAATTCACGACCGAACAGGTGTCGTTCGACCGCGTCATCGACGACATGCGCCTGGCGCCGTGGGTATCGCCGCTTGCTCCGGGCAAGATCATGCAGCCGCGCGGGTTCCAGCGTGAATCGCTGATCCCCGGCTATCTCAAGCCGAAGAACGCCATCACCGGCAAGGAAGTCCTGAAGCGGATGCCGGGCGAGCCGCTTGGCGGTGATCGCTCTCCCGAAGAACGTCGCGCGCTGATCATGGTCAAATATATGACCGATCATCGCACCTATATCGAGCGTCGTCTCGAATGGATGGCCAGCTCTATCCTCCGCACCGGCGCCGTCGTCATCGTCGGCGACGATTACCCATCGACCCGCGTCGATTACGCCCGTGACGCCGACCTGACCAAGACGTTGCTGACCACCGATCGGTGGGGCGAGACCGGGGTGTCGCCCTATGACGACGTCGACGCTTGGATCGGCGAAGTCGCGGATACATCGGGCGCGGCCGTCAACGTGGTCGTCATGGATGCGCAAGCTTGGAATTTCTACCAGGCCGACCCGAAGACGCAGAAGGCGCTGGATCGCACCTTGGGCCAGACGGCCTCCATCAACCTTGGTCTCACGCCAGCGCTGCCCGGTTCGCCCGTCTACAAGGGCAATATCGGTAACGTCGAATTCTATGTCTACAACGACACCTATGAAGGCGACGACGGCGTCAAGGCAACCCTCCTGCCTGCCTTCACCGTGATCCTTATCAGTCAGGGCGGTGTCGAGGGCAGTCAGCTTTTCGGCTCGATCCTCGACCCGCGCAACAATTACGAGGCGGCCCGCTACTTCGCGAAAAACTGGATCGATGAAGATCCGGCGGGCGAATTCGTGATGACGCAGTCGGCACCGATCCTGGCGCCCAAGCGCATCAACGCGACGGCCTGCGTCACCGTCCGCTGATCTTTCGGGCCGGGGCGGCCCCGTCCCGGCCACTATCCTCATATCGAAGGAGGTCATCATGACCCGCAAGACGAATATCCTTGTCGCCGCTCATGCGCTGACGGGCGGCACCACTGCCAAGGACGAGACGAAATTCAAGGTCCGCGCCGGCACCGAACTGACCGACGACATCATCAAGCGCCTGGGCCTCGACAGCAAGACGATCGAGGCGCTGAAAGGCACGGGCGCGATCGTCGAACAGTCGGCCATCGCGGCGGAACCGGGTGCCGATGTCGCCACGCTGGAAACCCAGTTGGCAGCCGAGACCAAGCGGGCCGATGATGCGGAAACCAAGGTCAAGGAACTGGAAGGCCAGATCGACAAGCTGAAAAAGCCCGGGGCGTGACACCATGACTGTCGAGAGCGTGGACGATCTGGCCGGCTTTTTCGACATCAGCGAATTTGCCCGTCTGGCCGTTTACGCTCCGATTGCCTTCGCGCCACCCGTCGACGAAATCTCCACCACAGTTCCCGTCATACGATCAACAAAGGTTGGTTTCGACAGTCCGGAAACGACAGCCTTTCATGTTCGCGTGCCTGATATTTCACAGCCGCAACTCGGCGGGAAGCTGACGGTGGAGGGGCGGGACTGGATCATCCTCGACCGAATCAGCAAGGATGGCGGCCTGGTATGGCAGCTCCACGCTGCCCCGCTGGATCGCTATGACGGCCTAGTGCTGTTCGAATGTCCAGAGGCGGTGGACGATGGATATACTAGCGATGGCCCACCCATTTGGAGGCTCCATTGCTGGACATGGGCCGTGGTGTCCTTTGGGAAAGGCGACGAGCGGCGCGAGGCTGCCCGTGAGGGAGCAGTTTTGCCAGCCACATTCAAGATACCGCGAAACATGGAGACGGTCGGAGTTACGGCTTCGTTTCGGCTGCGTTACCCCGTCAATCCGCTTGATCCTGACAATGCACCCGAATGGGACATCGTTTCGGTGGCACCTTACGGTCTGAACGAGGCGATGGAGATTACCGCTCGCAGGAGGGACGAATGACGTTGACCGCTTCCAGGAAGGCGCCCGAAGCGCTGTCGATCGAAACGATACCGCACGGCATGTTCGGGCATATCGATGTATATTTTGATGGGATTAGCATCAACTGTGTCGTCGCCTACGATTGCAACGGAGGCTGGGTCGACGCCTTTGAACATGATCATGATGGTGTGCCGATGATCGACGGCGGTCGCGTCAAGATCCGTCGACTTCATGGCCGTGTTGCCGCCGTTCTTCGGCAATGAAATTGCACGGCGTGGAGCAGATGATGCGCACGCTGAAACGAATTCAGTTGGCCGTTGATGATCGGGTGCAGACTCGCGTTGCACTCAATGCTGCCGAGATCGTGGCAGATCGCGCGCGTCAGCTGGCCCCGGTCGACACGGGGCGCCTGCGCGACAGCATCGGCGTCAGCCTGACGCCGCCGAGTGAAATGTCGTTTTCCATCCGGGGCGAAGGCGTCCGGGTCTTCATTGGTCCGGCGGCCGACGTCGCTTACGCGCCTTATGTCGAATTCGGCACTTGGCGACAGGCGGCGCATCCATTCATGCGGCCTGCGCTCGATCTGACGCGGGACGAAGTGCAACAGGCTATCGCCCATGGCCTGTGGACAGCTATCAAGGCGAGCATCTGACCCATGGATATGCAACAGGCGCTGCGCCACCGCATCCGGACATTCCCGGCGGTAGTGGCCATCAGCGGCGTGAAGGTCGATTGGGGCGAGCGCGCGGGCCTGCCCGCTGTATCGCTGCTGATCGTGTCCGGCGAAATCGCCCAGCATATGAAGGGCGTACAGTCGCTGCAATTTGCGCGAGTGCAGGCAGATTGCTGGGCTGCCAGCTACGCGCAGGCCAAGGCACTGGCCGATGCGGTCATTGCCGCATGCCTTCCCCGCGTCACGGTCGAAGGTATCTTTTTCCGCACGGCGTCCGCGACGCTGCCCCGCGATCTGGGGGAGCAGACGGCCACCGCGTACATCCATCGCAAGCAAACGGATCTGATGATCCGCTATTCACCGGCCTGAAGGAGGCATTTGTCATGAGTGACGTCGAAACCGGTCATTTGACCGAATTCTGGCTGTGGGACTGGACGCTGGGCACGCCGGCGCTGGTCGAGCTGGGCGAGCTGACGGAAGTGCCGTTGCCCGAAGGCACGGCCGATCTTGTCGAAACCAGCCACATGAAGACGATCGGCTTCAAGAGCTTCATCAACGCGCCCCTGAAGGATGGCGAGGAAGCCGATCTGGTGATGAACTACATCCCCGGCTCCCCCTCCGACATCCTGTGCCGCAAGGCGAAGAATGACGGTCGGCCACACGCCTTCAAGATCGTGCTGGTGAACGGCAGCGGCACATGGGAAATCACCGGTGACGTGCTGGTGCGCAACTATACCCGCTCCAACCCGATGGAAGATCGCCGCACGGCGACGCTGCGGGTCAAGTGGGTGAGTGAGGCGGCGGAAGCTGCCGGCGCCGTAGGAGGCGGCTGATGGCGAACCCTCTGCGCGGCGAGGCCGCCTTCAAGGCCGGGGGGGCATCCTTCACCCTGGTGTTCGACATCAACACCTTCTGCGAGCTGGAGGAAGAAACCGGCCTGGGCGTCGCGGAGCTGGTCGAAAAGATACAGGAACAGCCCAGCTTCACCCTGCTCCGCTCCATCTTCTGCGCCGGGCTTCAGGCGCATCACCCTAAGACGTCGATCAAGGAGGCCGGCGAAATCATGTCGGACGCGGGCCTGGACGTCATGAAGGATGCGCTTGCCCGCGCGCTGAAGGCCGCCATGCCCGCCGCATCGGGCGATACGGCGGGTACGGAGGGAAAGGCGCGCAGTCGGGGGGCGGCCAAAGAGGCTGGGACTGGGGCGCCCTCCTGACCCTCTGGTGCCAGGCGGGCCATCATCCCGATGGCTTCTGGCACCAGACCCCCCGGACGTTGAAGGCCACGCTGGACGGCTACAGGGCGTCGGCGCGGACAACCATAGAGGCCCTGACCTATCATGCCCGTCTTGCAGCCAACCTCAGTCGCTATCCAAAGAACAAATATCTCCCGACGCTAGAAAAACTGCTGAAACCGGCGAAATCCGACGCGAAGCAGTCGAAAGACGACATGCTGGCCGCATTTCAGGAGATGCAGGCGGCGGGCGCGGCGATCCATATCAGGAAGGTGGCTTAGAAAAGAATATTTACCCAAACCATGATAACGAGAATGGCGAATATCAGTCCAGCCAGCAGTTTGAGTATCTCCCCCGGATCGATAGCTGGCGTAGGGTCCTCCTTGAATGGGATGCCGGTGATGCGTTCCATCAAAATCGCACGGACTGATGCGAAGTCTGCTTCGTCGCGTATATCAAACCGAACAGTATCTTGGTCATACGCCTTCACAGCTAGACTGCTTGACGATGAAGTGCTGCCAGAGTGAATGACTTTAAGGTATCCCGCTTCAACGCCAGATTTTCGGAACTCTATTCCAGTCAGATGCTCCATCTTGAGCACCCTCACTTGCTCTTCGGAACCAAATATTCGATGCCGCTTGATGATAATGGCGTCGCCAACAATTTCGATTGATCCAACTTTGCTAGCGGCTTTCATTTAGCCTCCCCCAATAACGAAGGAAAAGAGCTATGGCGCAGGTTTGAAAGAGTCGAGTCCCTGTTTCATCAGACGGCGGATTGCTTCGGGCCTGGACGGTTGATCCCGGTTGAATAGCGATCCACTGATCAAGAGCGAATACCACCTATCCGGTGGGGTTGAGACTGCGCGCCGACTGACGGCGCCAATCGAAAAGTGATGGATTTTCAGGCTACCGGGATGGTCCCGGTGGCCCCTTTGTCGTGGAGTTTGCATGGCCGACGATCTGAGAATTGGCGGGCTTCATGGCGAGCTGGGCATCGATGTGCGCGGCTGGTTCGATGGGCTGGAGGAAGCCCGCGAAACGCTGGCTGATTTTGCCAAGGAAGTGATGGGCCAGTTCAAGGAACTGGAAAGCAGCATTCGCAATGTCGCGCTGGGCCTGTCAGCCGCCATCACTGTGCCTTTCGCCGGCATGGCCGTCACGACGAAGCGTGGCGCGGGCAGCTTTGAAAAGTCGATGAACAATGTCCATGCCGCGCTGCGCGGGATCAGCGGCGAGCAGCTGGGGGCGCTGTCAGACGCAGCGCGTCGGTTGGGGCCGGAGGTCGGGCGTAGCGCGGTCGAGGCGGCGGACGGGATCGAGACGCTGGGTCTGGCGGGCATGAACGCGGCCGACATCTTGAATGGCGGGTTGTCGCAGACGTTGCGCCTGGCCGCCGCCAACGCCGCCGATCTGGGCCAATCGGCCGCCGTGGTGACGGACGTGATGGCGCAGTTCCGCAAGGGTTCGGGCGATCTGGAAGGGGTTGTCAACAACATCACTGGCGCGCTGGACGCGTCGAAGCTGGGCTTCAACGATTTCAAAGATGCCATTGCGCAAGGTGGCGGCGTCGCCGGCGCCGCCGGTGTGAGTTTCGAGGATTTCAACACGGCGCTTGCGGGTACATCCGCTCTGTTCGGCAGCGGCGCGGACGCCGGTACCAGTTTCAAGACGTTCATCACCACGCTGACGCCGAAATCGAAGGAGGCCGCCGCGATGATGGAGCGGCTCGGCCTTAATTTCTACGACGCCACCGGCAAGATGAAAGGCCTTGCCGACATCTCGGAGATGCTGCGCGAGAAACTGGGCAACCTGTCCGACCGGTCGCGGACCACGGTACTGACGGAAATTTTCGGTGCAGACGCGATGCGGACCGCCATCGGCCTGATGCGCCTGGGCGGGCAGGAATTCGACAATCTGCAGCAGAGCATCGCCCAGACCGGCGCGGGCGAAAAGCTGGCCATCCAGTTGCAGGGGGTGGAGCAATCGGCCCGCAACCTGGGCAATGCGTTCGATGAGCTGAAAATTGCATTGGGCGAAACCGGGATATTGGCGGTGTTTACGGCGGTGCAGAATGGGCTGGCGGGCGTGGTGCGGGGTCTGGCCGAACTTCCGCTCTGGCTGCGCCAGATAGTCGTTGCAATCTGGGGCGTGTCGGCAGCCATCGGTCCGATGATCCTGGCGATGATGGGCATCGTCAAGGTTATCGCGCCGATGATCCTGCTGCGCGGCACGCTGGGCACCGTCGGCGTGGTTTTGTCCGCGCTGATCAACCCGATCGGCACTGTCATCGCCCTGCTGGGTCGCTTCGCCATTGCGGTGTCGGGCGCGAGCATCGCTGTGCGGGTTGCAGTCGCTGCCATCATGCCATGGGCTTATGCCATCGGCCTTGTCGTCACGGCGGTAACCCTGCTGATCCTGTGGAACAACCGGACCGTGACCGCGTCGAACGCGGCCAAGATCGCAGCAGATCAGGCATCAGAAGCATATCGAAAACAGCAAGATGCGATGCTCGGCCTGATTACGGCGACCGGAGCGGCGCGCAAGGCAATCATTGAAAAGATGAAGGCTAGCCGCGCAGATGCATTGCAAACGATGGAAACTGCAAGAGCGGCCGTCAAAGCTGCTCAAATGGAGCTTGCGGCCGCGAAGGCAAAATCAGCGGGGCAGGAAGGATCCTCCGTCGCGCGCTTTGGCTACCTGCCTGGTAACCGACGGAACATCGCAGTCGAACAGGCAGAAGCTGAACTTCTGGCTCGCGCCAAGACTTTAGACACAGAAGCCCGGACAGTTGAAGGCTACACGCGAGCGATAAGCACGCCAGAATATGGCACGGTCGATCTGAATTTCGACGACGCGGCCAAGAAGTCCGGCGCGAAGGCATCCGGCCCGACGGCGCAGGAACTGGCCGACCGCCGCGAGTTGATGAAGCTGGAACAGCAATTGGCCGTCGCCCGCGCCCGTGACGACAAGGATATAGAGCAGCAGGTACAGGATCAAATCGATCAGATCCAGCGCCGCAACGACTATGAGCAGACCGGCCTCGATCGCGCGGCTGCCAGCCTCGCAGCCGCGCGAGACCTGAAGGAGCTGAAAGCAGCGGAAGCGGAGTTCAACGCCCGCGAGGTCTCCCGTGCGGAGGACGCCTTCGACCTTCAGATGGCCGAGCTGCGCGGTGATGAGGAAATGGTGCGCCTGAAGGAAAATCAGGCCTATCTGGATGAGCGGACAGCGTTCTGGCAGTCGAAGAAGCTGACCCTGCTGGAGGCGCAGAAGCGCGCGCAGGAAGATCTGGTGCAGATGGAGGCGAACCGCGCCATGCGCGCCGCCGCCGATGCACGGTTGGCAGCGCTGGATCGCGCGGCCGAGCTGTCCCGCCTGCGCGATGACACGGACGCGCGCCAGCGCGCGCTGGCCCGTGAAGCCGAAATCGCGCGTCGCACGGCCAGCTATTATGCAGACCGCAACAGCAAGATTTCCGAAGAGGTCGCGCGGGAGCGCGCCACGGCGGAGGTTGATGAAGAGGAAGTATCGCGCCAGCGCGGCCAGTGGCGCGACACATTCAAATTTGCGATGCGCAGCGCGATGGACGGCGACCTTGGTGGTTTCGTCAAGAATTGGTGGCGTGATCAGGTGTCTCGGGGGATGGAAGAGGCCCTGAACAACCTTTCCGACATGCTGTTCAATCTTTTTCGCCAGGCGCTGGGTCAGCAGGGTAGCTCCAATAGCGGCGGAAGCGGTGGACTGTTCGGCTCGATCCTGGGAGGCGTCGGTTCAATTTTCGGCAGTTCCAGTCTAGGCGGCGTCAGCGCTTCCTCGCAATCCTATCTCAACGGCCTGAGTGCATCGCTTGCCATACCTAAGAACCTTCCGGGCTTTGCAACGGGCGGGAGTTTCGAAATCGGGGGCGCACCGGGCATTGACAGCAATCTGGTCCAGTTTTGGGGAACAGCAGGTGAAACCGTCAACATTAAGCGCGGCAGCGACCGTGACGACCGTGGCGGTGGGGACACCTATTATATTGGACCAGGCGCAGAAGAATTTTGGGGGAAGATCGGTTCTATGACTGATCGTGCCGCACTACGCGGAGCCGTTGGGGGAAGTGCCATGGCGCAAACTGGCGCGACCCGTTCGGCACGTCGCCGGATCCCGGGGCGATAATGGCGGTTATAGCCCTCCCCGAATGGGCCGTGCCCAATTCGGCCGTGCCGTTCCTTCGCGATTTTGGTGGCGTGCTTACGCCATTTCTTGGAGGCCCGGAGCAGCGAATCAATCGGTTGGGCACCCGCTTCGGCATCCGCATCACCCTTCCGCCCATGCAGACGCGAGACCAGGCGCTAATCATCCAGAGTCGGTTGCTTCGCGCCCGCGAGGATCGACTGCGGATCGAATGGCCGCAACCAGACTTCGATGTCGGCGCGCCCGGCACGCCCCGCATTTCGGCGGGCGTGACCGCTGGAATGTCCGTTCCGCTCAAAGGCATGACCGCCGGCTACACGGTAAAGGAAGGCCAGATGCTCTCCATTGTCCGGGGTGCGCGTCGCTACATGCATATGTTTGCGGCGGATGGTACGGTCGGCGCTGGCGGCACGCTGGCAGCCACCATTTGGCCCATGATCCGAGCAAGCCTTTTGAATAATGACCTGGTCGAACTGGCTCCGCCCAAGATCGAAGGCCTTGTGTCCCCCGGTGATGAGTTGTCGTGGCAGATCTCGGTCGATCGCCTCGCATCCTTTTCTTTCACCGTAGCCGAAAGCGCGTGATATGACCTCGGACATGGCAACACCCCTCACCTCTGCTGAGCGAAACGAAGCTGAATTCGATTTAGCGGCGGCGCGGGCAGAGATCAGTGAGCGCCTGCGCAATCAAATGTCATTCGCCGAAAAGGCCATGGCGGCGCTCATGGTCGCCAATGGCGGCGCGCTGATCGGTCTTTTCACATTCATTGGCAACGTGGTGGGCAAATCCAATGCCAAGCTGAATTTCGACACGACGCTGCTGTGGTCCGCTTTCGCCTGTTTTGCGGGCGGCGTCGCGATGGTCCTGACAACCCACCTTTTCGCGTTTCTGTCGCAGGTAAACTTCTACAATCAGGCGGCGCATGAGATGTGGCGGCATCAGCGTACCTTGGCGAACGACGCTGTCGAAAGCGACAATAGTGCCGAATTTCGCAGTTATACGCTGGGCACGAGAATGATGGTCATTGGGATATCGACCCTCCTTCTCGCGCTGCTCTGCTTTGTCATCGGTTCCGGCATTGCTCTCGCAGGCGTTCTACCCGCCTGACTTCCTACCACTGTAATTAGCTGAGGCTGCCTAATCGGCGGCCCGATGCCCGTTGGGGATTTGCCTTGGACGCTAGTCTTAAAAACGCGCTGGCTCAGCCGGCGCCGCTGCTGTTTGGCGCGCTCAAGATCGAGCTGCCGGGCTACACGATCCGCCTGCTCGACGGATCGGCCGTGCTCCAGATCGGCACCGAAACCTATGCCGGTCTGGATGAACGCTTCGGCACGATCGGCGGCATCTCAGACCTAAACGAGGAAATCAGCGACAATGCGCCGGAGGTGACCGTGACGCTGATGCCCCCCGACATCAGCGCGGCGGCCGTCCTCTCTCATCCGAGCATGCAGGGCGCGGTTGCCACCGTCATGGTGGGTGCTGCCGATCCGATGACCGGCGCGGTGATCGGCGCGCCCGAGATTTTGTTCCTGGGCGAAATCGACGTCCCGACGATCGGGGTCGATGAAGCCGGCGCGCGCACCGTCGAATTTACCCTCGTCAGCGTGTTCGAGCGCCTGTTCGAGGTCGAGGAAGGTCAGCGCGCCTCCAATGGCTGGCACCAGTCGATCTGGCCGGGGGAACTCGGCTTCGACTTCATGACCGGCACCGACGTCAATCTCTATTGGGGTGTGAAGCCGCCGAAGGGCGCCAGCACCGCCAAATCACCCGGCGCTGCTGCCAGCGCCGCCCTCGCCGCCTGGAGCCAAAGTAAATGACGCCACTTGAGCGCCGCCATGCTGCGATCGAGGCCACTATGGCCCGGTACCGAGGCCGTCCCTTCGCGTGGGGCCGTGTCGACTGTGCCAAGATGGCCGCATTCCATCTGAAGAAGCTCGGCTTTCCGATCTCGATAAGCAAGGCTGGTTCTTATTCCAGTGCGATCGGCGCGAAGCGCGCCATCGGTCGGATGGGCTATGACAATCTGACCGACCTGCTGGACGGCCTGGGCCTGACCCGCATCCCTTATTCTCGGCTGATGCTGGGCGATATCGTCCTCGCAGAAGGCCACGGCGGCGTTGATGCGCTCGGTATCTATGCTAGCAACGGCCATGTCCTTGGCTTCCATGAGGACATGCTCGACCATGGCCTGGTCACCGTCGACCTAACGCCCGTCGCGGCTTGGAGCGTGCTGTAATGTCGGGCTTCATGCGCAAGACGGCCCTTGTGGTCGGCGCCGTCGCTCTGATTGCGGCGACCGCCGGCGCTGCGGCGGTCGCATTGGCTCCGGCGATGGCAGGCACGGCCGGGGTCGCCGGCGTGTCCGCTGCCACCCTCACCGCCATTGGCACTTATGGCGGGCTTGCGTCCGGTGTGCTGTCGGCCATTTCCGTCGCCACTGCCCCGAAGGCCAGCAACCAGGGCAGCGCGACCACATTCCAGACCAATCCGCAGAGCGGCCTGCCTTATGCTATCGGCCGCACCCGCATGTCGGGTCTGCGCACGTTCGCCGCCACCAACACGCGCCCGGGCTATACGAAGTTCAACGACCTGCTCTGGTTCGGCGCTCTGCTCTCGATTGGCGGTCAGATCGGCGGCATCGAGAAATTCACGATCGATAATGAAATCGTGACGTTTGACGCTTCCGGCAACGCCGTTGGCGCATATCACGACTATCAGGGTCAGAAGATTCACCTGGGCGGAGCGCCTATGGCAAGCGGCCTCGCGCTCAGTTTGGGCGGCGGCGCTGCGCCTGGTTGGACCTCGCAACACAAGTTGTCGGGCATCACTCATGCGATGTGGTGCTTGCGCTACAACAAACAGGGAGAGATGTATGGCGCAGGCGCGCCGGAGCCTGCATGGATCGGCAAATGGGTGCGCGTCTATGATCCCCGCCTCGATAGCACCTATCCCGGTGGATCGGGTACGTGCCGCGCGCTCAATGAAAGCACCTATGTCTGGTCGGATAATCCAGCCCTCCATGCCCTGACCTGGGCGCTCGGCCGTGTTCAGAACGGAAAGCGCACCTGTGGCATCGGCGCCCCGATAGCGAACATCCGCGTCGCTGAGTTCGTCGAATGTGCGAACGTCTGCGAAGCGAACAGCTGGACCGCTGGCGGGGTCGAGTGGACCACTGACAGCAAGTGGGACACGCTTAAGCGCATGCTTCAGGCGGGCGGCGCGCGTCCGACGCAGACCGGTGCGATGATCGGCTGCCTCGTGTCGATGCCACGCACCGCGATCGCGACGATCGAAAGCTGGCATTTGCTCGACAGCCTGTCGATCGCCGCGACCAAGAGCCGGCGGGATCGCTTTAACAGTGTCATCCCGCGCTATGTCGATGAGGATAGCGACTGGTCGATGATTAGTGGGACGGTCGTGTCTGTCCCCGAATATGTGACAGCGGACGGCGGCGCGCGCACGAAGGAAATCGACTATCCGCTGGTGCAGGTCTTCTCCGGCCAAGTTGCGATGCAACCTGGTCAGCTAGCTGCCTACGACATCGTCAATAGCCGTGAAGCCGGGCCTATCAATTTCACGACCGGCCCGGAATGGATTGGCCTGAAGACCGGCGACGTCGTTCTGCTCAACGTCCCCGAAGAAGGGCTGATCAATCAGCCGGTGCTCATCACGCGTCGCGCACCGGACCCCTCGACCGGCAAGGTGTCGTTCTCCGCTGAGACGGAAACTTATTCCAAACACGCCTATGCGCTTGGCCAAAGCACGACGCCCCCGGCGCCGTTCTCGCTGACAGCGCCTGACCTGAAGCCGCCGGCGCCGGCGGCGTCGAGCTGGGCGGCAGTTGGATCCGTCACAGGCGAAGGTTTGCCCGCTATCGTGGTGACCGGCGATGCCGAAATGCCAAGCGCTGATGCCGTCGTTATCGATTATCGCCGCTCCGGCGTTGATGAGTGGACGCGCGCAGTCATCGTCTCGGCCAATGATCCGGTGCGTCACGTCATCTCGCCTTTGGAGAGCGCGGCCGCCTATGATGTGAGGGTCGGCTATCGGGTGGGCGAAATCGACGGTGATTTCGTCATTCTCTATGCTGTTACCGGCGAAGGTAAGCTGTCCGGGATCGAGGACGGCGCGACCAATGGCGCGGTCCCCGGCTACAACATTTACTTCCCGCCCATCCCCGGCATCCCGCCCATCCCGATGCCGCCGGGCCTGCTCCGCAACGACCTGCTTTCGCTGCGGCGGGATGGTATGCTGGAATATCAGCCCTACCCCGACAATGCAGACATCAAGATAGCGCTGGGACAGGTAGCTGTTCCCGACATCGCCGGGCAACTGAACTTGCTGCCGGACGGGACGCTTCAATTTGAAACCGGCGACGGCGCCATCACTATTTTGGGCCGGATCAGCCTCCCCGATATCGGCGCGGCTAGCGACACCTCGCGCCGGACGCTCGAAATCGCTCTGGATCAAATCAGCGCCGCTGTGGCACGCGTTGTCAGTGAGGCCAGTGACACGCGCGCGACGTTTCGAGACGCCGGTTTTTATGTCGATGCTGCGTCCGGGCAGGTCCGCATCAGCGCGATCGACCAGACGCGCGATCGTGTCAGCACCGCCGAACTGCGCATCAACGCAGCTGAAGCCAGCATCTTGCTGCGCGCGTCCACCAGCTATGTCGATGGTCGCTTTGCGCAAGCATTGCTCGATCCCAGCCAATTCCCGATCTACGAAGGCATAGACCTTCGCGTTTCAGATGTTGAATTGCGACTGGAGGCGGCAGAGGCCAGCATTGGCCTGAAGGCGACCGTGATCGACCTCAACCTGCTGGGGGGACGGGTAAGCACCGCAGAGCAGACGATCGATGCACACACCGGGCAGATCAGCCAGAAGGTCGATAGCGTCGATTTTGATATGCTCGATGCGCGGGTTGTATCGGCAGAGCAGGTTATTGAGGCGATTGGCGACACAGCCAGCATCACCCAGTCGCTCGTAGCTGTGCGCGCCCTGCCAAACGCGGCTGCCAGCGCGCAGGAGAATGCACTACGCGCGCTGCTGGCTGGGGACTCCGCTACGCGCTATCAGGTTGCGGCCCTCGCGTCGGCCCGCACCGAACTGACCGCAAAGATAAATGATGATCTTAGCGCGGAGGCAAGATCGCGCACTGCCCTCGCCGTTCGTGTCGGTGCGGCTGAGGCATCCGCGCTGGCGGAAACCCAAATTCGTGCATCAGAAACGCAGGCGATCACTCTTCAGGTCGCACGGCTTTCGAGCCAGTTCGATGATAGTCGCGCCACATTCACCGCTCAGATCGCAACGCTGGCGTCGGAGACCGAGGCACTGGCTGCGCGCTCCGATGTGCTGGAAGTCGGCATTGGTGAAAATGCTGCACGGATCGCCGCAGAAGAAGCTGCGCGGATCGAGGAAAATGGAGCGATCAGCGCGTCGGTGCGCGAGACGATCAGCGCTGCTCGCGGCCTCAATGGGCGTGTCGATGTCGTGCTGGATATCGTCACGGCGGACCTGCTGCGCGGCGATGCGCAATCAAGGGCGTTGCAGGGCGCCATTGCCGCAGCGCGTGAGGAGATCACGACCAAGGTCAATGAGGATGTAGAGGCGGTCGTTTCCCGCGTCACTGTGCTGCTTGCCCGCATGGATGAGGCACAAGCCGCGCTGGTCCTGGAACAGATCGCGCGTGTCACCCAGGGTGAGGCGATCGTTCGGCAGATTTTACTGCTGTCGTCGGTGGTCGGCGAGGCCAATGCCAGTTTCACCGATGAGATCGGCACCTTGGCCCGTGATGCCCTGGCGACAACGTTGCGCATCGAGCGCATGGAAAGCGCGATCGGCGACAATGCGGCAGCGATCGAGGATGAGGCATCCACCCGCGCCGATGCGGTTGGCCGAATAGAGGCGGCGACACGCGAGACGGTCGCTGCGGTGCGCCATGTCGACGGCAGCGCTGCTGCTGCTGCCGAAGAGGCCCTAAATGCGTTGTTGGCCGGCGACAAAGCGCAGCGCGACGCAAGTGCGGCTATCGCTGCCGCCCGCGAAGAAGTGACGGTCAAAATCAACGGCGACGTCGATGTGGTTGCACAGCGGGTTTCCCAGATGCTGGTGCGGATGGGATTGGCTGAAGCGTCTATCGCTTCGGTAGAATTGCTGCGTGCTACGGCGGAGCTGGCGATCGTGTCTCGCCTGAACCAGATGATAGCGTCGATCGGCGAGAACAGGGCGGCGATCGAGCGTGAGGAAATCGCGCGCACTGATGAGGACAGCGCACAGGCCGCTCGCATCGACACGATAGTCTCGCGGATCGGCGAACAAGGCACGCCTGGCAGCATTGAGGCGAGGATCCAAGACGCTGCCACCACCTATGTTGACGACTTCGAGGCGCTTGCAGGCCGGACACAAACGGTTGAATCCCGGATCGGTGCGGAGGGAAGCCCCGGCTCGATCGAAGCCAGAATCGAGCAGGCCGCCATCACCTACGCTGGCCCGCTGGAGGCGCAGGCCGAGAAGGTCGATGCCATGGACGCCCGCCTTGGCGCGCCTGGTGCAGCCGATAGCGTCGAAGCGAAGATTGAAGAAGCCTCCAAAGTCTATGTCGAGCCGCTACGCGCGCAGGCAGAGGAAATTGATGCCGTCAAGGCGCGCCTCGGTGTCGAGGGTCAACCGGGCAGCATCGAGGCGGCGATAGAAACCGCTTCAAAAGCCTATGTGACAGACGTCCAGGCGCAAGCCGAGCGCACCGATACGATAGTTGCCCGGATCGGCGCAGAGGGCGACCCGGATTCGATTGAGGCGAAGATCGAAGATACCCGCGAAGTGCTGGCTGATGTCGAAGGCAAGCTTACATCGCGGGTCCGCATCGCCGCTACGGCGGGCGACACCGTGTATATGGAACTGGTCGCGGACCAGCATCAGGGTAGTCGCATCGTCTTCGGAGGCGACGTGTTCGGTGATGGCATATTTACGGCCAGGCATTTTGTCGCGAACGCGCTCATCGTTCCCGCCTATGTCTGGATGAACGGTCCCGTGGACGGTCCTGGCTGGGACGGCGGGGACACCGGCCCCGGCGGGGTCGGCGGAGGGACTGGCGGCGGCGGCGGCGCTGGTGGCGGGGAGATACCCTGATGCCTTGGGTCACTATTCTCTCGAAGACGGTCACGCTGCCGGAACCTGGCATCGTCCGCGTCAGTGGTGACGTGCTGCTGGGATTTCCCACAGGCGCGGCACAATGGGGTTTGCGCCTGTATATCGGCGGCACGCTGATTTGGGCGCCGCAGGGCAACAGCCTTCAGGTCAGTCAGCATGTTGGTGGGCGGAAAGCCTGCCCGACCGGGCCGTGCCTTGTCGAGCTGCAATGGTCTGCCGCGCCCTCCGTCCGGCTCCATTCTGCTCAACTCGAAATCGACGGATTGCCCAACACAGTCGGCGTGTGACGCCGCGAAAGGATGTAACGCATGTGGTATTCAGCAGGGACTGTAAACGTCACGAACGGCCAACGCCTGGTCACCGGGAATGGCACTGACTTCGTCGCCAATGTCCTGAGCGGCCAAGGTTTCATCGTGGGCGACAAGCCCCCGATCGAAATCGAGCAGGTCATTTCTGCGACACAACTTATGCTGCGGACCGCTTGGCTCGGCGCGAGTGGAACCATTGGCTACAGCATCATCCCGACCCAGTCGCTGATGAAAGACCTGGCCGACCGGGCTGCCGAACTCATCGGCAGCTTTGCATCTGTGCGCGATGGCATCGGCGCAGGCCTGATGGGCGACGGTGTTCAGGCCGCGCCGGGACTGCGCTTTGCCACCGACCAAGACACGGGCATCCGGCGTTACGCTGATAATGCGATAGGGCTGGTCACAGCGGGCCTTGACCGTCTCGTCTTAAACAACAGCGGCGGCGGCTTCGGCGTCGCGAACGACGGCAAGGCCGGCGTAATTATTCAAGGCCTTGACCAAGTAGCCGCAAACATGACGGATGATGGCGATCACAAGGCCAGCCTCTACCTTCGAGCCATTGCGTCAGGTTCCGGCGCAGGCGGTTCAGTCCTGTTTGGCACAACTTTCGGCAACGAGCGTCCGTTCGCAGCGATTAAGGGCAGCGTCCGCAATGGCGACAACAACTCCACAGGCGATCTGATCTTTTCCCTTCGTGCGGCCACCAATGCTGTGATGCTAACCGAGCGTGCACGGCTGACTGAGGAAGGTCTGTTCGGGCTAGGAGAGTCCCCATCCCATCAGTTGGCGATAACGGGGGCAGGACAGGCGGCCAATGCACTTTCGGATGCAGGCAGTAAATATGCGACTCTTTATATTCGCGATACGACCGGCCAGGTAGGCGCCGGTGGCGCGCTGGCGCTGGGTACTGCGCCAGGCAAGCCCTTGGTCGCACTTAAAGCGTCTTTGGCTGACGGCGCGGGTAACTCGATTGGCCACCTTATGTTATCGACGCGCGGCGCGACGGCCGACGCGACCCTCTTAGCTCGCTGGTCGTGGTCCTTCGACGGTCACTACCGGCCTTACGATGACAATGCGTATGATATCGGCGCGGGGTCGGTCCGCGTCCGCCAGATCTATGGCGCAAACGGAGCGATTAACACGTCGGACGTTCGCACCAAGCAACAGGTCGAAGCGATCCCCGACGAGTGGTTGGACGCTTGGGGCGATGTTCGCCACGTCCGCTTCAAGTTCAACACGGCGGTCGAGGAAAAAGGTGACGCGGCACGTTGGCACGTCGGCTACATTGCACAGGAAATCCTCGACGCTTTTGCTGCTCGCGACCTCGACGCGACGAAGATCGGCCTGCTGTGTCACGACGAATGGGAAGAGCGTCGCGAGCCTGAATATCGGACGGAGACGCGGACCAAGCGTACGCCGCGCGCCATCCCCAGCGTCGGCGGCCTGCTCGATGCAGCCGGCAATCCGCTGGTCACCTGGACCTATGACGAAGAGCCGGAAGAGGTGCAGGTCGCTACTGGCAATATGATCGTCACCCGCGAGGCTGGCGACCTGTGGAGCATTCGGCCCGATCAGTGCGCCGCTATCGAGGCGGCATGGCAACGACGAGAGATTGGAAAATCCGCATCGAGCCTAACCAATGCAGAAATCATGATAACCGCGCTTTTGAGCCGGATCGAAGCGCTGGAGGCGGCTTGATCAGATCGGTTGGCCATCAGCCGGACGCATTCGCGACAGTGCGACCTCGACTTCGTTGGCGAGCATCATTCCGTCATCGACGGTGAAGCCGGTTTCGGCATCTAGCGCACCTTCGCCCGAATGCTTGTTCAAGAATGCGTGAAAGCGTTCGAGGGCGGCTCGTACTTCTTCAGGCATTTTTGTCTCCGCAGTTCATGAGTGCTCCCACGCAAGACGCTCTCGATCGCCCAAAGTTGCGGGCATGATTCCAACATAGGAGAGGCTATGCTCTCTACCATCATCCGAGCGGCCGGCAGTCTGGTCGCCCAATCTGTCGCGTCCGGGCCGTCGACCGCTATGCCGCCCAGCTTTAACGACGGCACGTCTCTTTTCCTGTTCAACCTGTTCATCATGACAGCAGCGACCTTTCTCGGCTCCATGATGATCGGGAAGCAGGCCAGCAGAATATGGGGGCAGCGGACCTACGATCATCCGACGAATCCGGTAACCATCTATCGGCTCATCACGCTCTTTGCAGCAATCGGCCTGACGCTCCGGTGCGGCGCGGCGGCGATGGAGCTATGGGGATGGAACCCTGACGACCCAGCCACTGTCGCGCGGGTGATGATGGCGAAACGCTGGCTCGACCCGATTGCCGTTGGGTGCGGTATGATCTGGATGGGTCTTGTTATTCTTGGCGAGCCGGGCGTTGAACATCAACTGCGCAAAGCGCCGCTTCCAATCGACATGTGGAGCCGCTGGCCCGCGCTGGCCCGCGCTGGCGGCATCGTGATCCTGAGCTTCGTTGCTGCACTGGCAGCTGTATGTCTGCGGTGAGAATATTTGCGGTGATGGGGGCCGCCGCTATGGGCTCTGTCGCTTCGCAAAAGCCGGTCATCTGGTGGCTCTTTGGCTACCCATTTCCGGCTGGACCAATGGTCATCTGTATTCTGGCCGTCATCATTACCCGCGTCGTCATCGGCCTCCAGGCGCAAGGCAAGGCGCAGTGGGCGCTGGACGGCGCGATCACCGCGCTCTGCCTGCTCGTTACCGTGCTGTGGGTCCAGGCTCATCAGCTCGACCTGCTGGCAGCCGGGATTACCGGGATCGGCATTGGCGCGCTCGGCGCTGGCATCATCAGTATTGCTAAGGGCGCTGTAGGCGGCCGGTTCAAAGCTGCCATGGACGCTTTCTTCGGGACAACCGGCAAGCCCTGACCGGCTGAAAACTTCAACATTGCGAGGACTATATGACCATCATTTCTGATGACGCTTTCGTGCGCCTGGTGCAGGCGCGGTTCGGCCTGAAGGTCAATGGCATCGCTGATGCCCTGACCCTGACCGCTGTCGGCCTCAAGCTGCCGGCGCGCCTGCCGATGGACGATGATTCTTTTGTGCGTCTGTATCAAGGCAAGCACGGCCTCAAGATCGATGGCTGGGCGGGTCGTGACACGATCGCCACTCTCGATGCTATCAAGCCGCCCGTCGTGGCCAGCGCCGACGCCAGCGGCCTGCCCGACAGCTATTGGCCGATGCTGTCGAAGATCGAGAGTGGTGACCGGCCCTATGTGCAGGCGGACACGTCCAGCGCGTCTGGCCTTTATCAGTTCATCAAATCCACCTGGATCGGCGAAGGTGGGACATGGGGGCCAACGCTTCGTCCTGCATTCGGCGGCTTGAAGCCGAGCGCAGCGGAGCAACTGGCGCGCGCCAAGACGTTCACAGGCAAGAACGCAGCCTACCTGCGCGGCCGCGGCGTGCCGATCAACCGCGCAACGCTTTATGCGGCTCACTTTCTGGGTGCGGTTACGGCTGGGTCGATCCTCGCGGCCGAAAAGACTGCGCGCGCCGACTTGATCGCTGGCAAAGGCGCTACGGATGCGAACCCGACCATCCTTCGCAACAAGACAGTGGCTGAATTCATCGAATGGCTGCGCAAGAAAACCGGTGAGGTGGCGCGATGATCCGGCGCCTCATTCCCCTCGCATGTCTAGCCCTTGGCATGTGCGCCACCTTGCAGCCCTACGCGTCCTGCGACACGGCGCGGATCGCAGCTCAGCTCGCTACGGCGGCTATGGCGCGGATATGCCCGTTCACCGGGCAATAACCGACCAGATCATCTGCACCGTCCCCCAAACGGTCATGCCGGCGATAAACGCCAGCGTGACATATACCCACCACCTAGGCGGGCGCGGATCAGGAACGCGATCGGACCATTCGTTCAGCATCATGTCCTGCCGTGATTGGTGTCTCGAATACGCTTATTGTTCAATAGAAGCGGCCTTCCACTCAGTTTCTGCATCATCCAGCGCCTCAAAGCTATCGCCCTCGGCGCCAGCATCGTGAAGGCGCTTCCTGAGATCGTCCGCCGTGAGGGACTTGCGAAATCGCGGGTCGCCCTTGGCCTGCTTGGCGAGCGTGCCTATCCAGCCATCGCGGCCGGTCTGCTTGAGCAGCCATTCGCCGAACGGTTCGTCCTGGTCGTTCGTCTCCATAAAATTCTCCTAAAGTTCGATCACTACCCGCGCATGCTGTGGATCATCCGTTTCCAGGCGCGTTCATCCGGCATCGGCAAATGGATGACGGGCGCCGCCGATGTTGCATCGATATGGTGAGGCCTCACCCGCTGGCCTGACGCAGCGACGCATCGGGAGCAGTAGAAGCGCCTGCGGGCTTCCGGAAACCGATAGGGCCAGCGCTTTATATAGAAGCGCCACCACAGGCCATTCGGCGCGAAGACAGCCCCATGGCCACATGCGCATCGCACCTCAACTCCGCGATTATGCATGACCGCTTCGAACAGGTCGGTGGGGATGACCCGATTACCTTCGCTGCGCACTTCACTCTGCCGGCGCCAACGCTGCGACCCGCGCCCATATCAGCGCGCCGACCATGAACGGATGATCGTCGCGGCGACCTTCGCGGATATCCTGCCGCCAAGCTGGCAGACCGATCCCGCGAGCCTCCAGTTCATCAGCGACTGCCGCCCGCACGGCTTCAATCTGCAAACTCACAGATCGCCTCCAGCGAGGTCATGCCTGAAAAATTCGAGCGCAGTTTCCGCGTCCTCGATCATCTCTGCCCGCATCTCCACGGGGAGGTCGTTCTCGATCGCATAACGAATGGCCGCGTCTGCCGCTGTGATGTGCGACTTATATCCTGGCAGCACCCGTTCATGGGTGAAGCGATCCTTATCCGGCCCATAGACCTTCGGCTGCGCAACAAACCAAAGGTTATCGCCAAATTCTATCCCGACACGTCCTTGCATCGTTCTGCTCCCGTGTGATTCGATGTCACTTTATAGAACGAAATGAGAACAAACGGGAGTCTGCTTCGAGCCGCCCCGTCGCATCGGAACCGACAGAGCCGTTGGTCGCTTGGTGTGCAAAGGACAAACGAACGTCAGAGAGAGGTACGGATATGTTCGCCATAATCATGGCCATGGCCGCAGTATCGGTCCCGCAATACACCACTCCACAAGGCAATGGTCATCATTCTGGCGATGAGCGACGCCGGGAGGCAAGCAACGACAGGTCGCCCACTAAGCCTCAAACCAAAGGACAGCCACGGCGCGAGCCTGGAGTGGAGAAACGCGAGGCCGATGGGGCACTAATGCCAGGCGCTCCGGGAACCCGCGATCCCGAAATTCCGAGTCGCACGCCCACCTCCAACTGACGGCGGCAAGGCAGCGGCATGTGCAATCGAGCAGAGCGCGGGCAGACCGACAAGGTACTGAACCTCTTTGGTGCCCGACGCGGCGCGCGCTTCAATGAGGGGCCGCTGGAAACGCATCCGGCGCAGCCCGGCACCATCATTCGGCTAGAGGATGGTGAGCGTGTCCTCGAGCAGATGACATGGGGTTTCCCGCTCAAACAGATCAGCAGGAAGACTGGCAAGGCGTTGAAGCCTAAACCCGTCAACAATGCGCGGTTCGACAAGCTCGGCGCATACTGGAAGCGCTGGGCGATCGACCCGCGCAATCGGTGCCTTATCCCTACAGCGCGCTATGCCGAAGCGGTGGGCGAGCCGGGGCGCATGACGGAGACCTGGTTGTCGCTGAAGGATCAGCCGATCTTCGCCTGGGCGGGCCTATGGACGAACAGCGACGAGTGGGGAGGAGTCTATACAGGCGTCATGACGGACAATGCGCCGGAGCTGGCCTATATCCACGACCGTTCGCCGGTCATCCTTGATCCGGACGATTGGGACACATGGCTGCATGCGCCACTGGACGATCTGTATCAGTTCGACCGGCCGTATCCGGCTGACCAGATCGTGATCGAGGAAACCGACGCGCCTTGGTTCAGAAAGAAGGGTGGCGCGCCGGGGCCTGTGCTGCTTTAG